TTTTTTTAAAAAAATAGATACTACTATTTCTATAAATTGTCTATTTTACATAGTTAATAAAATATATATATTTAGAGATAACAAAATTATTATTTATGATTTGGTAAATGATAAAATTATTAAAGAAATTGAAGCTAAAAAAATATTTGAAAAAATACCAGATAAAATAGAATGTTGTTTTTTGAATTACAATGAAATAGAAGAATATAGTCCAATGTCTTATATTTATGTTCTAAAAAATAAAATATATTACAAATATAAATATATATCATATGATAATTTCAAATTTATAGAAACTAATAGTTTTACATTTGAAAATAAAAATAAACTTATAAAAAATGATACATTATTTAAAATCGATAAAGATGGATTATATAGATTAACAAGTATTGGAGGTGGTAATATTGGTGGAGGAAGAGGTGGTCTTATATTCAATGATTTAAAATTAAAAAAAAAAGATTCATTAATAATTAATATAGGTAAAAGTGGTATAAGATTACCAGTTAAAGACAAAATTATTAGTAAATATAATCTCCCATATACAGGATCTTGTTCTGGTTCTGGTGGAACATCTATATATATTCAAAATAAATTAATAATGGTATCAGGTGGTGGTGGAGGTTGGACTAGTGAAATAATAGACTCGCCCAATATATGTCATAGTGTAAACTATTTTGACACTAAAAAATATAAAAGTAAATTATTTTTTCCTATTAAAAAAATAATTATTATGACATTAAAAAATAAAAAATCTGGTAATAAAATATTAATTAATAACTTAGATGTTAAAGTTAAAAATGTTGATGAAATTAAAATGGACGTTTATGAAACCCCAAAAATAAATAGTCAACTAAAAAAAAATGAATATGAAACATCAATGAGTAAAATAGGTGAAACTGCATCAATAGAAATAGTTTTTAATAAAGTATTAACAGACTATACTATACTATTAGATTATAACATAAAAAATAGTAATAATATTTCATCTTTACAAGAATCCAACGTATTTTTATTTGATGAACAAGATAGAAAATATGTAATTAATAATTTTAATAAATTTTTTGGAACAACTATAACAAATAAAAAAATATTTGATTATTTTTCATATAAAAATAAACCTACTATTAAATCTAATAATCAATTTGTAAATAATGGTAATGTAATAAAAAATAATTACATTAAATCTAATAATATATTTTATTTGGATGGTGGTGAAGGAGGTAAATTTAATGGTGGATTTGCTACAAGTAATAAATTTAATAAAATAAATTCTTGTGGAGGTGGTGGAGGTTATTTAGAAGGTAAAGGTATAAGCTTAATAGACCATTTAGATAATCATAAAATTCCACTAGATTATCTAGCAGGAACAGGTGGAAAAAGTTTTGTAAAAAATTTATCCATTAAAACTAATAATTTACTATATGACCAATTTATAAATAATTTTAATGATAAAGATGGTTATGTTATAATTAATAAAATAAACTAAAATAATTTAAAGCAACATAATTTATTAATAAATAATAATGTTAAATTTAGTTTATGATTCTAGAGAATTAAAATTAAAAGAATATTTAGAATCAACTGATAAAATACAAATCATTCAAGAATATTTAGATTTAGGAGATATTATATTTAGAAATGATAGTAAAGATATATTGATAATTGAAAGAAAAACTATGGGTGATTTATATAGTTCAATACAAGATGGAAGATATAAAGAGCAAAAAATCCGCTTAATGAATCATTATTCTAATCATCAAATAGTATATATAATTGAAGGAACTATATCATGTAGTTCCAAATTTTTCAAAAAAGCAAAACCTATTACAGATGGAGCATTATTAAATATGACATTTAGGGATAAATTAAATGTAATAAGAACTAAAGATGTTTCGGATACAGCATCAATATTATATAAAATAGGTAATAAAATTATTAAAAATCCAGAATTTTTTAAAAATGATAGTGAAACACCTAAAATGAATTATTTAGATACTATTAAAATTTGTAAAAAGGATAATATGACTCCTAAATTATGTAATATAGTTCAACTTAGTCAAATACCTGGCGTATCAAAACAAATGGGTGAAATTATAATAGAAAAATATAATTCTATATCTAATTTAATTATGGAATATACCAAATTAAATAATTTAGAAGATAAACAAAAACTTTTAAAAAATATAGAATTAACTAATAGAAAAATAGGACCAGTAATTTCAAACAGAATTTATGAATTTTTATTTTATTAATTTTTTAATTATATCTTTTACCCATATTAAACCTCCTATATTTCCAATTATACTTAATAATATTAAACTATAATTTATTTCTCTCATTTTTTGTATTAATATAAAATGTGTATATGGCATAATTATGCTTCTAACTAATATAAAATTAAAACTAAATACTGGAAATATATATTTTTCTATTTCTTTATAATTTAAATATCTAGATACAAACCAAGATATTTGTAATGGATTCGTTAATTCACCCCAAAATAATGTGTACATTACTAATTTTACACCATAATCATTTGATAATGTTATATAATATACCGATAAAATGAGTAAATGATGTAAAAAAAACATTAATGAAAATTTAGTAATAAACATAAATAAAATGTCATATATAAAATAGGAGGCTGATATATATATAATTAATGTTTTTTCACTATCAAAATAGTCTAATATAAGATCTTGATTTAGAATAATATATAATGTAGATATAATAGTAAACATAGCGTGAGTTAAACTTACTATATTAGATATTATAATTAATGAATTATATTTTTTTGGGATACATACATAAAAAAATAATGAATATAAAAACCAATTAAAAATATAGTCAAGCATATTTATTGTTTAATAATTTATTATTATTTGTTTAAGTTTATTTATATATTTCATATATTCGTGTGATTATTAACATATATGTAGCAAACATAAATCCAATTGAATAACTTAATGAAATATTACGGAGTCTTAACAACAATTCATTAGACTTTTTTAATTTTTGTTGTGATACATTTGATATAAAATAAATAGGTGACATTATACCCACACCAAATATAAGTGTATAAATCATAAATAATAGTAAATGTTTGTATACTTTTATTTTAAATATTTCTTTAGTTGCTAACGCAATAGCAAATGTTGCTGTAGAAACTTCAATAGCTTTAGAATTTAGAACTGTTACTATATCCATTGTATTATTGGTAAAATCACTTGTTTTATTTACACTATTGTTATTACCAATAAGAATATAATTTGTAAATATTATAAAACAGGTATACAAATATCCTAAAATTATAAGTGGATATTTTTTTATTATTTTAAAAGGCACTAAAAAGAAAAATAAAATAGTCCATACTATTAATCCAATTATATTAAGTGTCTTAGGATCAACCATATTATAATATAATAATATTTTATTTTATTCTAATATTTATTTTTTATGTCTATATAATACTCCTATAATTATAATAAAAATTAGAGGAAATAATACTCTACATACATTATCAACGAATTTAACATATTTGTCTAATTCCTCAAATATTAAAATTTCTTTATATGTTAAACTTAAACTAACATCATCATAACTTATAGTTTTAATAATGTCATTAGTTTTACAATCAATCTTACTATCAATTATTTTATTTTTTAATTGAATTATATGATCACTACTTATATTTTGTTTTAACATATTAGATAAATCTTTAAACTCTAATTCATAATCATAACTATTGTCGTGTTCATTTATAGTATCAATATCAGTTTCCAATACACCATTTAATTTTTCAAGTTCTTTAATTTTTGTAGTAATATTATTATGTTTTTTTAATCTATTTTTAATAATATGATTATTTTCATTATCCAATTTAATTAGTTTTTCTAAAACAAAAAATTTATTAAAAATAGTATAAATAAATTTAGATTTAGATGTTATAATGGCAAATACTAACGCACTTTCTATAGAACAAATCATAGAGGTTATAAAACAACATAAAAAGAAATGATCCATTAATGTATAGTATCCAACTACTGGAATTTTATCAGCTAATGTTAATTGTAAAGCTAAAATTGTTAATGGAATAAATACAGCAGTGCTTGTCCTACTAATATTATCTGGTTTGATTAACATTATAATGAAATTAACTATAACTAATGAAATAGTCATTCCCATACTTATATTATAATAATGTGGAAAGCGTTTTAAAGAAATTGTATATTCATTTACACTAAAATCTGTATTTGGGCAACATTGTCTTTTTTCATTATATGTGGCGACTGTTACATTATTAATATCCCACTCACTATGAGAAAATGAATCTAATATATCAATTTGTTTAGAAACATCATAATAAGGTTTTAATCTTACTAATTTATTATTATAAATCCAAGATGAAAAACTCATTTTACATTGTTGTGTATCAAATGGAAAATATTCTAATTGTAATCCACATGAAAAACGGAATATTGCTGGATTACTCCACATAATATCACCATTACTATAGAGATTCATACCACCATTTAATGTATAAATATCTGGCAATGAAGCTGCGTTAAGTAGTTCAATATCAGGAACCCATATATAAGATTTATCAACAGACAAAAATGTAAGATTAGATATAGAAGAATTCCATTTTAAATATACATCATTCCAATTTAATCTAACCCATAAATTTATATCAATAGTTTCTTCCTTTTGATTAAAAGCTTCTAAATTTTGTACTCCTAAACCCATACTAACATTTAATACATCTTTATAATTATTAACTGGTCTAATTAATTTGTTATAATCTTCAAATAAATATTTACGTAATTGTTTTTCTTCATTATTACAATTTATAAATCCTATATTTAAATATAAAAATAAAAATAGTAAAGATTTCATATTTATGTTATTAATAAAAGTACTTTAAGTATTATTTAGGTTATAAATATTTTATTTATATTAATTTATTATGTCATCAATATTATGTTTAGGGAATTTTGGAGATGGAAATGAAGGTCAATATAAAGTTAAAGATTTAATGATTTATTTATATAAAAAATATAATTATAAATTTATATTAGGATTAGGAAATAACATATTACCTAATGGTGTTATATCTAGTACAGATATACAATTTAAAACAAAATTTGAAGAACCATATAAAGAATTATTAGAAAAAGTAAAATTTTATAATATTTTGGGAGAAAAAGATAGTATAAGCAAAAAATCAATAAAGGGAGAAATAAATTATAGTAATATTAATAAAAAATGGATATTACCACATAATTTTTATTGTTTTAAAAAATATATTAATAAAGTTCCAGTTGAATTTATTATTTTAGACTCAAATAAAATAAAAAATAAAACACAAGAAGTATGGTCTATAAATACTATTTTAGAAAGTAAATCAAGATGGAATATATTAATATCACATCATCCATGGTATTTAGATGGATCTAATAATGAATGTAGTGATGAATTAAATAATTTATTTAATAAGTTAAATGATACTAAAAAAGTAGATTTAATAATATCTGGGAATGTAAATTCTCAACAACATATTTATGTTCCCAATAAACCAAATATGATTATATCAGGTGTAGGAAGTAATTTTAAAAATTCTATAGATAATAATCCTATTATAAAAATTTATGATGAATTAAAGTTTATATCAAAAGAAATGGGATGCTGTGTAATTGAATTTACAAAGAATAAATTAAATGTTTCATTTTACAATATTAAAAAAGAAAAATTACATAATTTTTCTATTATTAAATATTAATGATAACTAAATTATTTATTGATTTTTTTAAAAAGCATATTATGATATCTATAGCATATTTAGTAACAATGATTTATTTACCATTTAATTCAATTGGTATGCCTCATTTATATGGTAAATTGATATCTAATCTTAATAAAGGTCCTTTTAACAAATCAATTTATATACTTGTATTATTAATAATATTATGGACATTCATACAATTAATTAAAATATTATCAAGCTATTTACATTCTAAAATTTTTCCTTTATTTATGGCATTTATTAGAGGTAGAATTGTAAATATAGTTATAGAAAGATACAAAAATGATTATAATGATTTACAAATAGGAGATACAATAACTAAAATTATAAAAATACCAGGATTATTTGAAGAAATATTCGATAGTGCAGAGGATTTTGTATTTAGAAATATATTATTAGTATTTAGTAGTTTTATTTACTTATTTTATTATAATAAAATAATTGGACTTTTATATTTAGCATGTATTTGTGGTGTAATTATAATTTGTAAATTATATATTTATGATTGTCAAAATTATGTTATTAAAGCAGAAAATACATATGATAATGTACATGAAGAAATAGAAGACACCTTATCTAATTTAATATCTGTATATACATCTCAAAAAATAGATGATGAGAATAAAAGATTAGATGGTCTTAATAAAAATTTGTATAAAAGTCAACAATCATTAGAAAATTGTAATAATAAATACCGATTGTTTTATTCTGGTTTATGTATTGTTATATTTATAGTTCTTAACTTTTATGCTATATATATATTTAGAACTAAACAATTAAAATTAGAATCTCTTATTTCTATTATTATTATAAATTATTCATTACTTAATTCATTAATGGGAATATATTTTTATGCAAGACAATTAACAGATATAAAAGGTCGTGTAAAAGTATTTGAAGACTATTTAAATGGATTACCACATTCTTCAAATGATAATATATTAAAATTAGATAAAATAGAATCTATAAATTTAAAAAATATTTATTTTTCTTATGATAAAACCCCAATATTAAATAATATTAATTTACAAATTAAAAATAATGATATTATTGGATTAATAGGACATATAGGTAGTGGTAAATCTACAATAGGAAAATTACTTGTAAGACTAAAGGAACCTAATAAAGGTGAAATAACTATTAAAAATATTAATATTAATAAAATTAATATAGATAATCTACGTGATCATATTAATTATATACCACAACATCCTAAATTATTTAATAGAACATTATTTCATAATATAACATATGGTATTAAACGTACTATAAGTGAAAAAGAAATTTATAAATTAATAGACGATTTAGATGTTAATAATTTAAATGAAAAATTTAAATCTATAATGTTTAAAAAAGTAGGTAAAAATGGTTCTAATTTATCTGGTGGACAAAGACAACTTATATGGCTTATTAGATCTATATTAAAAGATAGTAAAGTTATTATATTAGATGAACCTACATCATCTTTAGATGAAATAAGTAAGTTACAAGTGGTCAAATTTATAAAGAAATATACTAAAAATAAAATTGTTATTCTAATAACACATGATAAATCTTTACTTAAAAATGTAAATCGTGTAGTAGAATTAAAGAATGGAAAAGTGTTTAAAGATACAAGACAATAAATTTGATTTCAATTCATTTTTTTACTTATTTATAAATCATGACTTCTAGTCTATTTAATCTTAGACCTAATCAGTTGAATAATATCAATCATTATCTTTCTAATATGAAGGATATATCTTGGGAAATATTCGATGAAGATTGTAAACGATGTGAACTAGAAAATACTAAGAATCTTATAAATATCCTTAATGAAAATTTAGGTAGAAATAGATATGTTAATCCAGAATGTTCAACTATTCATTACATTAATTATGATTTAGAAGAAACATATATATTACACGAACATGATGATTTCTGTAAACAAACTATTATTATTTATTTAGACAAAGACCCTTCTATTAAAGATACCTTTTATGTAGATAATAAATTTATAGATAATTCAGACTGGAGATATAATGGATTTATAATGGATGGTAATTTAAAACATAGAGGAGTCTTTGAAGGATATGGAACACGTAATATTTTATGTATATTTATGAATTGAATTTATATCTTGGAATTATTTTAAATTACTAACTTTTAATATCGTACTCGGGGTTCTTGGCCAGGAAACTCTCTACCCAATCCGACTCGGTGGTGCGGAACCCCGAAAGTTTTTTCCCAACGTATATATAAAACGCATCTGTCAAAGGTAGAAGAATCTCTGCCCTGCCTTTCTCCTTACCATCCGCACCAGTCTGCTGTTTTTTTTCTCTCATTTGAGAATTAGCATATGTCTGCAACACGCCAAAGCTCCCAAGTTCATCCTTAGATGCATAAGAGGTGATAGCTTTCTTGAACTTCTGAATTGCTTGTTTGGCATCAAGAAATTTCAACCGTCTCCCTCCTCTTAAACTTCTAGTTTTTCTTAAACTTCTAGTTTTTCTTAAACTTCTAGTTTTTCTTAAACTTCTGCGCTTTGAAGACTTTGGCAAACGAACTTTACCCATATTATAATATTAATATAAAAATATATTTATTAATTGAAATTTATTTAATTTATTTATTTTATAAAATTGAATTTATTTAAATCTTTTTTTATTTAATAAATCATGTCTGTATTAGTTATTTTAGAATCTCCAGCTAAATGTGAAAAAATTAAAAAAATTTTAAAATCATTGGGCATTGAAGCAGTAGTGATGGCTTCTTATGGTCATATAAGTGATTTGGATAAAAAGACATTATCTATTGATGTTTCTAATTTTAAAGCTAAATATGTTGTGAATCCAGATAAATCAAAAGTTATTAGTGATTTAAAACTTCATTACAAAAGATGTGGTAAAATTCTTTTAGGATGTGATTTTGATAGAGAAGGTGAAGCTATTGCTTGGCATGTTTCAGAACTATTGAAGGTGCCAAAAGATCAACGTAAAAGATTATTATTTACGGAAATTACTAAATCAGGATTAGAAAAAGCTGTAAATAATCCGGTTGATTTAGATATGAACATGTTTTACGCACAACAAGCGCGACGTATTATTGATAGATTGATTGGCTATAAAATTACACCTTTATTGTGGTCAAATATTCAAAGTAGTATGAAGAAAGGAACGTCTCTATCAGCTGGTCGTGTTCAGAGTGTTGTAAATAAATTAATTATAGAGAGAGAGGAAGAAATTAAAAAATTCAGTGCTAGTAGTTATTTTAAGACAACTGGGCGTTTTTTGGTAAATAAAAATAAGTTAAATGCTGAATTACACCAACGAATTGATACTAAAGATAAAGCATACAATTTATTAGAAATTTGTGCTAATGCCAATTTTAAAGTAGGGAATGTGAAAAAATCTATTTCTAAAAGAAATCCTAGTCCTCCATTTATAACTTCTACTATTCAACAAGAAGTTAGTAGTAAATTTAGAATTGGTCCAAAGAAATTAATGATGATTTTACAAAAATTATATGAAGGTGGTTTAATTACTTATATGAGAACTGATTCTACATTAATAAGTGAAGATATATTAGATATTATTGAAAAGATGGTAGAAGAAAAATATGGAGAAAAATATAAAAATAGGAAACAATATGTTAAAAAATCTAAAAATTCACAAGAAGCACATGAAGCTATAAGACCAACTGATATATCTATAAATAAATTAGAAGATCATGGTGGCGATTTCACTATGGATCATTTTAAAGTATATAATTTAATATGGCGTAGAACAGTAGCATCACAAATGACAGCAGCTAAAATAGAAAATATTACACTAATTATTAATATTTATGATGGCGATAATAAAGTAAAAGATTATTATTTTACATCTAAAAATCAAAAAATGCTATTTGATGGTTTTACTATAGTATATAAACCATTTGAAGAAAAAAATGATGATGATGAAGATGATAGTAATAAATCTAAAAATATGTTAGTAGAATCTATTAAAGAGAATACTATGATGGATATGAAAACTATATATTCTGTTGAAAAATATACAAAACCATCACATCTTAGATTTACTGAAGCAAGTCTAATTAAAAAATTAGATGAACTAGGTATAGGTCGTCCAAGCACATTTTCATCTATGGTAACAATAGTTCAAGATAGAAAATTTGTTGAATTAAAAGATAATGAAGGAGAAACTAAAAAATATAGTATTTTAAAGTTATACAAAGATACAATAGAAGAAACCGAAGATAAAATTAAAATTAATGGTGAAAAAAATAAATTAATTCCAACTAATATTGGTGAAATAGTTAATACATTCTTATGTAAAAATTTTGAAAATATATTAAACTATAATTTCACAGCGAACTTAGAAAAAAATTTAGATTTAATCTCTACTGGACAAAAAAATTGGGTTAATATTGTTCGTGAGGTTTATAAAAGTTTTAATGAAATTGTAATTAAACTGGGAAACACTACTTCATTATCTTTAGATAAAAATAATTATAGACGAGTTCTAGGTATTGATCCTAAAACTAATTTTGAAGTATGTACATATATTGCAAAATATGGACCCGTCGTTCAATTAAAAAATACAATTGATCAAAAGAAAAGTAAATTTTCACCATTAAAAGATATTAAAATGGAAGATGTTACTTTAGAACAAGCATTATCATTTTTAAAATATCCATATGTTTGGGGTAAAATTAAAAATAAACCAGTACAAGTGTGTAAAGGTAAATTTGGTATATATTTAAAATATAATGAAAAAAATATTTCTTTGAATGGAATAAATGAAGAAAATTTAAATGAACAAGTTATTAATAATTTAATTACAAGAAATATTGGAGGATCAGTTTCAACACCTTCTACATTTAAATCAAATATACTTAAAACTATAAATAAAGATATTATAATTAAAGATGGTCAATATGGACCATATATTAATTATAAAAATAAACATAATATTAAAATTTATAGTAAAATACCTATAAAAGATTTAACAGTAGACGATTGTATTACCATGATAAAGAAAAAGTTTAAACAAAAATGAAGATTACCATGCAATAGTATTTATTCTTTTAGATGGCATATTAAATAATTCATCAGGTATATAATTATAACAATTTATATTATTTTTTTTATTATATTTATATGATTTATCTTTATCTAATATTGTATCTCTCAAAAGGATATTATCTTTATAGCAATTTAAAGATTGTAAATTCTCATTTTTAAGTTTTTTATTTCCACATTTTTCATTTTGTTTATAATAATCAATATTAAAAAGTCTTGATTCTACATCAATATTAGAAAAATATTTATTGGTTGTTCCTTTTACACCATTAGGTAAAAAATCATTTTCACATTTTAAAACTACATCATTTATAATTTCAGGCTTTCCAGAACTTTCACAAAATTTATCAGATGTACATAATGATTTAGAACATGGTCTAGGAGAAATATGTGTAACTGGCATATTACTAAAATTTCGTTTACTTAAATTTTGTAAATTTTCTAAATCTTTATCATAAAAATTTAGTATTAATGGATTTTTTTTTATCCTTTCATCTAATCCTATATCATCAATTGATCCAATTTTATATTGATCGATAATATCTGTATCATCATCTAATAATGAATTAAATATTGTATCCATATTATTATTATAATATTTTTTTAAAATAGTTTATGATTATTTATTTTATTATTTAAATTACATTTTAATTTTTTTAAAGTTTTTGATTTTGATACTTTAGGTTTTGATACTTTAGTTTTAGTTTTTGGTTTTGATACTTTAGTTTTAGTTTTTGATTTTGATACTTTAGGTTTTGATTTTGATACTTTAGTTTTAGTTTTTGATTTTGATACTTTAGGTTTTGATTTTGATACTTTAGGTTTTGATTTTGATACTTTAGTTTTAGTTTTTGATTTAGATTCTTTGGTATTTATATTTATACAAATATTAGGCATTTTATAATATTGATTTATAGAACCATCACAACTTAATTTTTGTTCTAAAGGCATTTTAGATAATTTAATATTTTTACTTTGGGGTTTATCTTCAATATTTATATTAAATTTTTTTTCTATTTTATTATATAAATTTGATGGATTATTTTTAGGTTCTAATTCTTTAGAAAATTCTAAAGCATCTTTTGAAAATGGATTGCCGGTTTTAATTTCTTCTAATTTTTCATATTCATTCATAATATCATTTTGTTCCGTTTTTAATTTTACAAAATCATTTTCAGATATTAATGTTTTATTGATTATTTTTTTTATTTTCCCTGTTAAATCTGTTAATTCATTTAAAGAATTATTATCATTAAATTGATCATAACCATTTACCATAGAAATTAATGAATTATATTTTTTAATATAATCTTTATTAGCATTTTCACAATCATTATTATATGAATCCATTAATATTTGTATAGATTTTTAATTTTTTATATTTTATATTTATATGAATTCCTTAAATTTAGTAGAAGATATTGAAAATACAAAAAATAATGACTCTAATATATATATTGAGAATGAGACAAATAGTTCTTATATAAGATATTTAGAATTATTAGATATGTATTTAAGTGAATCATGTAAACCAAAATTTATTAATAAATACAATTATTATGTAGATAATGAAGGTAGATTTGTAAAAGAACCTATTAATAAAAGTGATGTTTCAGATTCTATGGTGATTGTAAAACCAAAATATATAGATATTACAAATAGATTAGATGAATTAGATAAAACAATTCAAGATATGGAAACAACCTTAAGACAATATCGAACTGGATTATTAAATAATGATTTATCTATAAAATATGCTTTTGATAAATTGTATAAAATATATATTTCTCTTTTAAATGAACGTAATTCTATTAAAGAATATAATAATAAAGTAAATAATCTTGATACAAATAAAGAACTTAAATTAAAACTTAAATTAGATAATATAAAATTAAATTTAACACAATATAGTTTATTCAATTCTATTAAATTATTTAATGAAGATGAAGATATTGAAAAATATTTATTAAATAATGATGTTATTAATAGTAATATAACTAAAAGTAATTCTTTAAAAAATAAACAATTAAATACCTTTTTAGTTAGTGAAGTTTTTGATAATAATTTGCCAACCAAGAAAAAAATTAAACTTAAAAAATTAAAAAAGAAAAAAAAACCAGAACCAGTTGAAGAACCAGTTGAAGAACCAATTGAAGAACCAATTGAAGAACTAGTTAAAGAACTAGAACCTGTTGAAGAAGAACCAGAACCTGTTGAAGAAGAACCAGTAGCTGTTGAAGAACCCGACCTTGATTTAGGACTTGAAGAACCCGACCTTGATTTAGGACTTGAAGAACCCGACCTTGATTTAGGACTTGAAGAACCCGACCTTGATTTAGGACTTGAAGAAATAGATTTATCTAAAGATGCCTTAGATCGCCCAGAATTAAAAGTAGATTTAAAATCTACTTTTAAATCTATATTTGGCAATGATTCAGATTCGGATGAAGAATATGTATTTAATAAAGAGAAACAACCACCAACAGATGACACAGAAGAGTTAGATTTAAATTTACAAGAATTATCTATATCTAAAGATAAAGGAAAAGGTAAATCTAAACCTAAACCTAAACCTGAAGATGTTGATTCTAGCGAAGATATAGATTTAGATTTAGATTTAGAACAATTATCTAAACAGTTGAATAAAAAAGCAAAAGGAAATATTAAATTAATTAAAGTGGATAAAAATCTTAAATTTTCTGATGTAAAATGTGATGATACAAAAACAAAACGTTCAGATGTAAAAACAACAAATATGGTAAATGGAAAAAAAACTAGGAAAAAAGATCCATTTGATCAAGATTTAAAAAATTGTATGTTTCCATTTAAAGAAATTAAAGGTAGAGGGAAGAAAAAAACAGAAACAGTTTATAATGAATGTACTGATAAAGGTGGAAAAGCTGAATGGTGTGCTACAGAAAGAAAAGATGATTGTACTATGAAAAAATGGGCGTATTGTGAAAAGTAAGTTGAAATAGTATTTAAATAATGTATTACTATTATTAATGAAATCTAATAAAAAACAAGTTTCTAATAATATTAAACAAATAACTAATAATGATAAAATAAATTATATTAGAAGATTTATTTGTATAAATATAAAAAAAATTAATTTAATTCCTATTATAGAAGAATTTGAAATAGAATATTCAGATGATAGCGAAGATGAATTTATTAATATTAATGAAATAGAGAATGAATAATTTATTTTATATTATTATATGAACATTATAGATAATAATTATTTACTTTTAACACTTTTCTTTTGTATATTAATTATTTATTTAATATTACCAATTCCAAAAATTGTATTCAAATTAAATGATAAACTATTAAATATTAAAGAATCAGATTGTACAAATTAATTTGTTTATTATTATTAATGATTGATAAAATTATATCTATATTATTGGGATTAATTATAGGTTTTATGATATATAAACAATTTTTAATGAAAAAAACTATAATTTTAAATTATAATTTTGAAATGGAAAAATCCGATAAAATTAAAATAAATAATAAATGTTTTGAATCTCATTAAATTTTAATAATTTTATATTTTATTCGTTCTATTTTATTAAACATTTTATAATATTACATTATAAAATGAGCCGTTCAACACCATTACAAAATTTACCTAATCAACATAAAGAATCTTCAAATGCTTATGATCAAAATGAAAATACATTAGTTAAAGAAATATTACAAGAAATAGATACTGATAAAAATCAATCATCGCAACAGCAACATCAACAGCAACAGCAACAGCAACAGCAACAGCAACAGAAACAGCAACAGCAACAGCAACAGCAACAGCAAGCTATGATGGAACAGCAAGCTATGATGGAACAGCAAGCTATGATGGAACAACAGCAACAGCAAGCTATGATGGAACAACAGCAACAAGCTATGATGGAGCAAAAGCAACAACAAGATAACAATATGATGGAACAGCAACAACCTAATAAAATAGAAATAAATAAACATATGAATGAACAAAAACTAATGAATACCCAAATGGAAGAAAATGAAAAATCACAAACTCTTAGTTTAGTTGATAAAATTAAACTTAATATCAGACAACCTTTTATAGTAGGATTAATTGCTATAATAGTATCAATACCAGCTTTAACATTAATGTTAGAAAATATAGTTAAATCTAAAGAATCATTAGCTTCATATTCGAATATTATTATTTTAGTTTTAAAAGGATTATTTTCTGGAGGATTATATTTTGGTATAAATAAAAGTCTATAATTAATTAAATAAAATAGTTATTTATATTATATGAATTATAACTTATTAAATCAATATGGTATAATACTACTAATCATCATTTTTATATGTATTAATATTTATTACAAAAATATTATTAATATCTTAATTTTTATTTTCAGTTATTTAGGTTTACGAAATATAATAACTGACAATAATGCTTTAATTATGAGTTATATAATTAGTTTATTATATGGTATTATTAAAAATTTTCACTTACTTGAAAATTTTTCAGCATTTATAGTTAAAAATTCATCTAAAACAAATTATTCAACTGATATATCTAATAATTCTAATAAATCTAATAATTCTAATAAATATAATAATTCTAATAATTCTAATAAATATAATAATTCTAATAATTCTAATAATTCTGATAATTCTAATAATTCTGATAATTCTGATAATTCTGATAATTCTGATAATTCTGATAATTCTGATAATTCTGATAATTCTAATAAATCTAATAAATCTAATAAATCTAATAAATCTAATAAATCTAATAAATCTAATAAATTGAATAAAAAATCAGATGATCAAAATTCAGAATTATTTATTTCAGACGAATTAATAAATCAATTTATAAAAAAATGTAAAGATACAGATTCTTTATTAATAGAAAAAACCAAACAAAATATATATGATCTAAAACCAACTATTAAAACAATGAAAAAAAGTAAAATTAATAGATTAAAGAAAACAATAACAAAAGAAGAAATAGTTAAACCTATTATAATATCTAATGATAATTTTATTGTAGATGGACATTATAGATGGTATGTTAAGAAATATCTTATAGAAACAAACACAAATGGATTAAATAAAAATGATATTTACAATGAAAATATTAATGTTATAATAATAGATTATAATATTAAAAATTTACTTAATAAATTAAAAGAACATAAAATAAAATATAATGCCGAATATCTATCAAATAATATACTAGACAGTTCCAACATAAAGAATGGTTATAAATTAATAAATAATATTAAAAATGATATAGGGAAATTAGAAAATATTTATAATTTAGTTAATAGTAAAATAAAATTAATATAAAAATATTATTAAATTATAATGAATACATGTCCAAATGGTTATATATGTATAAATCACTTTCAAACTATTGTAATTATTATAATATTATTAGGTATTATGTATACCATTAATAATGAAAATTATAAAAAATTATTTGCTAATACACATAATTTAGCACTTAAAGAGAATGAATTGAAATATAAATCCAATGAAATATTAAATCTTAAACAAAAAAATATAGATATTGAAACAAATAATTATAGACAACATAACGAAAATGTAATATCTGATCCATTATACCCACCATTAAAAAGGGGTATTCCTATAAATATTGAAACACGTGAAAGTGGCGGAGATTATCAACAATTAGGTATTTTATCTAAAGGATCTATAAATGATGATGATAAAACACCAGGACATAATACTGATAGTGTTATATTACCATTATATGGAAAACCAACCTATAGAGGATCTAATAAATGGTTATATTATACTGAAACAGATAAACTTCATCCTGTTAAAATACCAGTAAATTATGGTGGAAAAGATTGTACTGATGATTATGGTTGCGATGAAATATATGATGGATCTAGTGTAACAATTCCATCATATAATGGAGATTTTACTGCCAAAATATATAAACTTAATAAACCTAGATATATTCCATATATCTAAACTTTCATTTTTTTATAATCTATTTTCGGAGAACAACCAACCTTTTGGCTTAATTGTCCCCATTTTTTATTACATTTTTCAGATTTATTATATTTTATACTATTAAATCCAAACTCCCATTTAAATCTACTATTAATTGGATCATCCCATCCATCATCTTCACATTTACATAAATCTTGATGAACATTACATCTACCAGAAGAATCTCCTTTATATACTTGTTTTTTACACCATTTAGACGCTATATTTTTTTTTTTACTAAGTGGAACTTTATTGTTTTTTGTATTTCTACTAAATAAACTTGTAAACCAACTTTGACTATTATTGTTTTTTTTACTTTTATTTTTACTTTTACTTTTACTTTTACTTTTACTTTTTTTAGATAAATTTACCATATTAATATATAAGATTTTTTAATTTAAAAAATCTTATATATTAATAAGATGGAACTATTAATTGTAACATGTTTATTTATTCTAATTTTCTTTTTAATAATATATTTTCATGTTAAAAAAACACAACATATAAAAGAAGAATTTAAAACAGAAGATAATAAATTGTTTATTAAAAAAACACAAAATTATAAAAAAGTATTTCAAAATGAAAAATATACTATATGGATCCCTAAACCAATAAATGAATATTATCCTATAGGTAATTATATATCATTAGATAAAAAACCACCAAAAGAAATGGCTATTTTAGTTAAAAATAATATGGGATTAGAGAGTAAAGATAAGCCTATTAAATATGATATTATTTCTATAACAAATGATAATTATGCTATATGGAAACCTATAAGTCAACCTAAACAAATTTCTTTAGGTCATATAGTAAGTAAAGAATATCCATCAAAATATTTAATTAGAACTATTCCTAAAAAATGGTGTGAAAAATCAAATGTTAATAAACTTATTTCTAAAAATAAAATTTCATCAGTTGATAAAGGGTATGAATTATGGAATATTGATGAATCTAATTTATTTGTGTGTAATAATTTAAATAATGATAATATATCTAATATTAAAAATGTATATAAACTTAATGATAGTTATTTAAATATTGAAAAAAAATTATATATAAAAACAATAAATTCTTATAAAAAAATATGTTCCTACAATGATACTAAATTAAATAAAAAATTTGTTATTTGGAGACCTATAACAACAACTAATTTTTGTTCTTTAGGGGATATTATTTTAGCACAAGATATTGACCCAAATAAAACAATTGATACAATAGTTGTTCATAAATCATTTTGTAAAATACCAATAAATTATGGTAATAAAAGTATATATAAAATAAAACAAAAAAAAAAAAATATTAATATTTGGCGACCAGAACCTCATAATGATTATTATTTTTTTGGTGATATTGTAGTTGTTGGTGATGATCAACCTGAAGCAGATAATTTAATTTATTCTATTTCTGTTGATTATATTAAACAAATTAAAAATTCAACACATAATTTAGTTTATAATAATGTTAGTGAAAACAACCCATTAAGTATATGGAGTGATAAAAATAATTTTTTTGTTGCAAATAATTCTTATAATACTCCAAATAAAAATAAGTATGAATTAAATATGAATTTTACTAAAACAGATTTTGATTCAACAGATATACGTAATCCTATAAAAATTACTTTTAAGAAAAAAAATAATTATAAAAAAATAAAGGATAAAGATTTATTAGATTTAGTAAAAAAAACATTATGTGATAAAATAGATATTCGATATGATAGATTACACGATATTTCTATTAATAAAAAAAATATATTGTTAAATATAGATCCTAAAATAGCTTCTTCAACTGAACCTAATATTAATAAATGTATTAAAAAATTAAGTAAATTTTTAGAAATGGAACCAATAAAAATTTATGATAAAAATAAAGATAATTACTATATAAGTTTATTTAAAATATATAATACTAAAGATAATAATATAATAGAATTGGATAATTCACAATTTAATAGTGTAATAAATAAATAATTATTTAATTAATTTTTTTTTTCTTAAATCATTAGAACTACATTTTCTACATTTTTTAGAATTTATATTTAATCGTGCGTAACATTTACGACATATCATTTTTTCACATGAATAACGTTCTGCTAATTTTTTTAAATTTGGATCAATCATAGTTTATATTTAATAAATATATAATATATTTAAATCAAATTTATAAAATATGTAACAATATAAAAATAAACTCATAAGAAATAATTAAATAATTTCATCTACAAGACCATATGACAGACATATTTTAGCGTGTAATAATAAATCTTTTTTGAGTAATTGATCTAGTTGTTTAATTTTAATAGATGTATATTTTGTATACATTTTTCTAATATCTTTTGTTAATAGTTTTAAATTTTTTATTTCATCTTCAAATTCATGCATTTTACCCCAAAATCCACTAGAAATATTATGGATAAGCATATAACTATTTTCGGTTATTTGTCTAGTTTTACCAATCATAGATAAAATCGTTGCGGCACTACATGCCTGTCCTTCTACAATAGTATTAATATTAATTTTATTATTTTCTATAAGATGAATACATGATAATATAGCAAATACATCTCCTCCACCACTATTGATATGTAACCATATTTCTACATCAGTATTATATTGAACGTTTAATACTAATAAATCTTTAGTAAGTTTTTTAATTAATTGTGTTAATTCTAAAATACTTTTTGTAGATACATTAGAATAAAAGTAAATATGATTATCTATAACTTTAATACAATCTTCACAATCTTCTTCATCTTCTAATACATATTGTTTAACATTTAATTTAGACATATTTTTATTTAATTATTAATTTCTTAAATTATTATTCAATTTTTATTTCATTTGATTTAAGTATTATTTTTTTATTTTTTTTAAGAACTATAAATAATTGTATATTTTTATTACCTTTATATTCTAATTTATAAATATATCTATTCTTATAGTGATCTATATTTAAATTGAAACTATCATGTTTAAAATTTTTGAATAATTTAAGAGAATTAAAATTGTTTTGTTTATCTACGTTATTAAAATATAAGTAAAAATATGAATCATTTAAATACATTGTGTCATAACTCCATTGGATTTTAGATTTATTATTATTAATAATATATAATTTTGGATATTCTAATAATGTAGAAGAATTTGAATAAAAAGTATTATTAAGAATACTATCATAATTTTTTAGAAGAGTATTTGAATTAAAAGAAATTGTTTGATTTTTGTTTATATTATTTATATATTTGTTTTTTTTTTTTAAATTTTTTATACCATAATTGTTTAAAATATTATATTGATCAGTATTATTTAAATTATATGGTAATACATGTTTAGGCATAAATAAATTTTTATTAAGTGTTTCTTTATTAATTTTATCAATATACTCAGATAAACTATCTTTAACTATAATATATTTATCACATTTTTTTTTAAAGTTAGTTGATGTTGTTGAAGTTGTTAAATTAGTTGAAGTTGTTAAATTTGTTAAATTTGTTGAAGTTGTTAAATTTGTAGTATTATTTTTTTTTTTTGTAGAATTAACATTTTTAATATTTTCACTATAAAATACTATAAATAATATTAAAATAATAATTATAATCATTTAAATAACTATATAAATTAAATTATATTTTTAAAATAATATATATAATATTATTAATGAGTAATACAGATGATAAATGGTCATTTGCAGAAAATTTTATATGGGGAAATACTTATCCTAGATGTAATGCTAAAAATCAAAGTCCAGTTAATATAGATACTGAAACCACGCAATATTGTAATTCATTATGTAATTTCAAAACTATATATAAATCTTCAAAATGTTATGTAAATTATAATAATAATTTAATTAGACTAAAATATTCTAGTGGATCTTATTTAGAATATCAAAATATACTTTATGAGTTAAAAGAAATTACAATACATGTTCCTACATTACATAGTATTGATAATTCAAAATATGATTTAGAAATATGTATGATTCACAATTTAAGTAGTGATAATAAAACAACAACAACTTCTGATACACCTAATGGTATAATTTTATGTAGATTATTTGAAGCTGGACCTCATTATGGATCTACTGAACAATTTATAAATCAAGTTATTAATGAATTACCTAAAGAGTCTATAAATTATGATAAAGAAATAGAAGTATCTAAAAATTGGTCAGCTAATTTACTTATACCTGAAAATAAATCATTTTATATGTATGATGGAAGTTTACCATTTCCACCATGTGATGTTAATTATAAAATTATTGTGTATGAAGATATTGGATCAATCGGAATAACCAATTTAGATATTTTTAAATTAAATTTAGGTGAAAATATAAGATTAACACAAGATTTAGGTGATAGAATTATAATGTATAGTCCTTATTATAAAGATAATGATAAAAAAGATTCTATAAAAAGTGAAATTTCTACAAATAAATTTTTAAAATGTAGTAAAAATCCATTAACAAAGTTATTAGTAACACCTGAAAAACAAGATATATCTACACAAATTACAAAACCTATAGAAGATGGTGGCATAAGTTATGAAGTTAAAGCATATTTAAAACAAATATTGTTATTAATATTGGTAATAATTTTATTAATTAATGCTATAATATTTGTTAAATATTTATTTAAATATTATTATGCTCAAAACTTATTAGCATTATTAGTTGGTAAATATAATTTAATAGGTGTAGAAAGAGACTGGAAGTCTGATTCGTGTGAAATAAAAAGAGATGGTAATTCAACATCTTCAACATCTTCAACATCACAGACCACATCTACTAATAGACAAAGACAACCTACTAATAGACAAAGACAATCTACTAATTATAGACAAAGACAACCTACTTATAGACAAAGACAACCTAATTATAGACAAAGTCAACCTACTAATTTATTCGATATGACATTCTAATTTTATTAACAATGATAATTTATTTCTAAATTATTTGAATCATTATATCCCATTGGTTCTTCTGTAGGACCTTGTGCTGAAAACATATTATGAGAACTTGTAATATTGTTATTATAATCTGAAATAGTTTTATTATTGCCTGCTTTTTCTAAATATTCTGTTATCTCAGGACTAAATTCTGCGCATTGTTTTTTAATATTAACCAATTCATCATTATTAGAATTATTGACATTATTGGCATTATTAGAATTATTGACATCATTGACATTATTATAATTATTGACATCATTGACATCATTGACATTATTGACATTATTGGCATTATTATAATTATTGACATCATTGACATTATTGGCATTATTATAATTATTGACATCATTGACATTATTGACATTATTATAATTATTGACATCATTGACATTATTGACATTATTGACATTATTGGCATTAGAATTATCTGGATTTTCAAATCCTTCTATTAAAATATTACCAACATTACATTCACAAACACCACCCGTTTTAGGACATATTTTTGGTCCTTTTAAATATGGATTTTTTACTAAATAATTATTAGTATTATATCCACTAGTAGAGTTTTTATTTTGTCTTATATTTCTATTATTAGTGTTAACAACATCATATTTAATTTTATTTTGTAAATTAGTTATATTATTTGATTCTATACTATTTAATGGTAAAATATCAGGTATATTATTTAAATAATTATATCTATCTTCATCTAATTTTAATTTATTTTGTAAAGATACATTAATACCCATATCTACTTTCTGTTGATTAATAATATTATAATTATTATCATTATTATCATTTAATGCATTTGATCTAGCAATATTGGGTAAAATAGAACTATTTAAATTATTATTCCTATCAAGACTATAATTTAAGGTTTGTTTTATTGTACCTAATTCATCTTCATCATCATCTTCATCATCTTCATCTTCGACTGGAGTATCTAATTCATCTTCTACTGGAGTATCTAATTCATCTTCTACTGGAGCATCTAATTCATCTTCTACTGGAGCATCTAATTCATCTTCTACTGGAGCATATAATTCATCTTCTACTGGAGCACCTAATTCATCTTCGACTGGAGCACCTAATTCATCTTCGACTGGAGCACCTAATTCATCTTCATCAGCAGCATCTAATTCATCTTCATCAGCAGCATCTAATTCATCTTCATCAGCAGCATCTAATTCATCTTCGACTGGATCATCTAATTCATATTTAACATCATCAATTAAATCATTAGTTAAATTATTTTCATTAATATTATTATTTTTTGTTTTAATTTTTTGAATTGCTAATACAAATCCTATAGAAAGTAATAATGCTTTTATTGGATCAACAAGACATAAAATACATATCATTGTTATTAAACATAATCTTACTAATGTATTATTTAAAATATTTAATATATTATTTGGAATATAATAAATACATACTAATAATACTATTATAAAAATATTTATTCCATAAGATACATTTTTATTTAATAATTTATTATATGATTGTGTAGCTAAATTAATTTTTCTATCTATCATATTTGAAACTTTTTTATTAAAATTTGTTAACTTCTTTAAACTCTTAGACATATAAATTATATATATATTTTATTTTTAAAAAAATTGATATAAAATTTTATTTATTAAATAAAATAAATGAAAACAAATTTAAGTAAAAGAGGATATTCTATATTAAAAGAAGAATTGTCATCTTCAGAAATTTTAGAAATAAGGAAAGATTTAACAGTAAAACCATTTGTTAGTGCTGATTATGGTGTAACACCAAAATCTTTTCCAATATATTGTGAAAGTGTTCGTAAATTATATATACCTAGATATTACGCCCAAAAAAAATATGGATTATCTTTAGAAAATAAATTATTAGAATTTAAAAAAACAAATATTAATTTCTCTAAATCTCTTAAAGATAAACAAATACCTATTGTTGAAGCATATTTAAAAGCTGCTAATGAAGTAGGTGGTGGTATTATTTCAGTTCCTTGTGGTTATGGTAAAACTGTAATTGGATTATATATTGCAGCAAAATTAAAAGTAAAAACATTAGTTGTAGTTCATAAAGAATTTTTACTTAATCAATGGAAAGAAAGAATAAAGGAATTTTTACCTAACGCTAAAATTGGGCGTCTTCAAAGTTCTATTATTCATGTTGAAGGGTATGATATTGTTATAGGAATGTTACAAAGTATTTCAATGATTGAATATAATGAAACTATATTTTCAGAGTTTGGACTAGTAATTTATGATGAATGTCATCATTTGGGTGCAGAAACATTTTCTAGAGCATTAATTAAAACATCTTGTAATTATACATTAGGTCTATCTGCTACACCTAAAAGAGCAGATGGATTATCTAAAGTATTTGAGTGGTATTTGGGTGATATAGTTTATAGTATAAAAAAAAGGGATGATAATAATGTTGATGTTAAAATGTTAGTTTATTCGGATGAAAATGATAAATATTCTAAAGAAATTCTTAATTTTAAACAAAAACCTAATATGGCAAAAATGATTAATAATATTTGCGAGTATCATCCTAGAACACTTAAAATTATAGAACATTTATCTATTTGTTTAAGAGAAGGTCGTAAAATTTTAATGTTAAGTGATAGGCGGGAACATCTTAAAATATTAAATGAATTAATACAACAAATTGATGGAGGTAAATTTACATCAGGATTTTATTTAGGTGGTATGAAAGAAAAAGATTTACAAGAAACCGAGGCGAAAGATGTTATTTTAGGAACATTTATGATGGCAAGTGAAGGTTTCGATTGTAAATATCCCCTTGATACTATATTTTTAACATCACCTAAAAGTAATATTGAACAGGCGGTAGGTAGAATTTTAAGACAAGAAGTTAAAGATCGTAAATTTATACCATTAATATATGATATAGCAGATGATTTCTCACTTTTTGCTAAACAAAAACTAAAAAGAGTTGCTTTTTATAAGAAAAACAATTATAATATAAAATTTTATGATAAACATAATAAAGAAATTGAAGTATATATTCCATCTAAAGGGGGTGGTAGAAAGAAAACTAAACAAGTTGAATTAGAATTTTTGAACTAATTTTAACTTAATAGAAGTATTATATAAATTGGATTTATTCTTGCATTATATAAAAATGTAATATAAGAATCATTTTTAGTATTAAAATCAATATTAAAATTATCCATTGTTTTTTTATCAATTATAAAATTTAGTTTTGTTTTTTTATTAGTTATTCCAAATAATTTTTTAACCAATTTTATTATTGTTTTATTGCTAATTTTATCTGGTATTTTAATGTCATTAAATAAACTTCCCAAAGGATATGAATCACCAGATAAATCTTGAAAAAATATATTATCTAATATTTGTTTTTTTAATATATGTTTTCTTCTTTTAAAAGAATCTGACGATTCTTCTTTTTCTAAAAATTTAGAAGCCATTATTTCTTTATAGGACATATTTTTAAATAACAAATTATTACGTGTAATATTTCTTCTGCTTTTTCTTATTAAATATATTTCATTTGGGATTTGTTCTAATTGAGATGAATTTGGATTAGGTGAAAATATAGTTCTTCTCCATTTTTTACTTAGAGGAGGTTTAGTATTTGTGTCATCCATCTTACTTCATTTTTAGGTGACATATTTTCTTAATTTTTTTGTATATTTTTTAAACGAACTATTAATTTTTTTTATTTTTTTTGAATTTTTAATTAAATATGACATATAATATAAAAATTTTTTTTTTAAAATTATTTTAAATTATTTTAAAATATTATTATATGTTCTGGCGAACTTAATCCCGCCTCTATTAATAGACAATTATCATAAAGAAATAAAATATTATATTATAATATCTAAATGAAAAAGTCTAAAAAATTAAAACCAAAATGGGAGTGGGAGAATAACGAATCTAAACGAGTAACAGATTTATCTAAAATGATAGATGATAAATTTAAAAAAAAGTTAGTAACTTTTAGATCAAAAAAAGAGCATTTAGCAAAATTTATATTTTGGTTTAGCAGTGAACACGATAAAACACCTGATGGCGAGGGATATATGTTTGATATTCCTAAAAAATCAAGAAGTATAAAAGATGGATTTAGTTCAAAAGAAGAAAAAGATATACGTAAACTATTTTTGAATTCAAAATCAAAAATTAAAAGTTTAAAATTTGATGATGGATATCAGACACTTGAACATCCTACAAAATTATTAGAGAGAATTTTTCGCGCAGGAAAAGGTCAAGGTCCGAAAATAACTAAAAACAAAGTTGAATTGAAATATCTTTTTCCACCCGAAGATATATTTCATTGGGGTGTGAAGAAATGTCAATCTAATAGTAGTAAAAAATGGAAATGTGATCATCAAGTACCAATATTATGCGCGATTTTGGAAACTACTTTTATTCTAGAAAAAAAAAATATTAAAGATGCTATAATTGATATGAACTGTCCATATTCTTTGGTTGATGATTATGGACAAGTTTATCATGGTCCTGGAAGCACTCAGTGGGAAAATAGTGAATTAGACCTTATTATTACTGACTGGGGTAAACATGCTATAGAGGGAGATCAAGGAGATATGGATGGGGTTTATAGTTGGAAAGAAGGGGGATTTCATTTTGGATTAAATGATAATTGTTTTAAAATATTATTTTAATTTGTTAATTTATAAATTATTTTCGTTCTCTTAATTAATTATTTTATTTGTTTTTATTTTTATAAATTCTTTTTTTGACTATGTTTTTTTACCATAATTGTTTAAGATAAAAGAAAAACTAAAACTAAAAAAGAATATAAATTAGACATTTGTATTAACTTAAATAAATCCGATTGTTGGAATTAATTTATAATTTAAGTTTGTTTAACAATTGTTTTAGTTGATTATTTATATTACCACCTCTAAATTTTTTTCCTGAACGTGTTCTAGAACGAGGACCATAAGATCCACGGCGTTTACCTTTATTACTTCTTTGTTTTCTAGTTCGTTTTGATTTATTATTCGAACGTTTAACCATTGTTTTTCTGCCACGGAATTTGGCTCCTGAACGTGTTTTGCCAGTTTTATAAGATCCTCTACGTTTTCCTTTATTGCTTCTAGTTTTTCTACCTCCAATCATTTTATAATATAAACAAAGAAAATAATTTAAATAAATTATGAATTTAATTAAATTCATAATTTTTAATTTACACTATTAGTTAATGCTTAAATTTAATTCTTTCAATTCATTAAATTTTTCTAAACTATGAGTTAAATCTATGTTTGTTTTAATAAAATTAAATCTAAAAGACTTCATATTAAAATTTAAAATTCTAATTGAACATCTTCTAATATTGTTATTAGATTTATAATTAATATTTAAAAATTGATTTAAATTTATTTAATTTATTTTATAAATTAAATTAAAATAAATTATTATGGATAATCATGATGATTTTTATACAAAGTTAGAAATACAACTAACAGATTTTATATATAATTCTAATTTTGATTTTATATATGTATATACATATTTATATAATTATTGTACTACCATCCAAAAAATAAAATATAAAAATTGTAGAGAAGATTTAATAAAATTTTATAATACTATTTTTGAACGTATAAATATAATATTAAATAATTACAATTCATATATATTAGAAATTATAGTAAACAGTGATGATAAACTAAAAATATTTGTAAAAAAATATAATATATATAATGATAATTTAAAATGGTTAAATAAATTAACGGAATTTATAAGTAACGAGATAAAAAAATTAAATTCAATATATGAAAAAATAGATTATACTAAATATGGATTACAAATTTGGTATAAAAATATAACTTTAAATATAACTAAATATATTAATTCAAAAATTATATATTATTTAAATTATGATAAATATGAATTAAATGAACAAGATAATGAAATTATATTTTATTTAAATGAACTTATTGATACTATATATTATTCTGTAAATAAAAAAATTATAGATCAAAAACAGTTTGATACTAATATTGGAAATAGTATATTTGATTTTATTGACCTAAATATTATTAAATTTTCTGGATCTTTACAACATTTATATTCAAATAATTACTTAAATTTAATAGATAAATATTATTATTTTTATGAAAATCGTCTTAACAAACTAAATTTAAATTATTTACAATTTAAAACACGATATCTTTATAAAACATATATATTAAATAAATTTACAAATTCATTCAAGGAAACAATTTATACAACACTTACTCAAATTAATTTTGAAAATATAGATAATCAAAAAATAATTAATCCATTAAAATTAGCGATTACATATATTCAAGACGATGAATGTCTTAAAAAAACATTTAATAATTGGTTAGATAATGATTATAATTGTAAAAAAGATTATGATAAAAAGATAGAAAGATTCTATTTATATAATATTATTTTTAATAAATTATTAAAAATAATTCCAAATGAAAAAATAAAAATAGTATCTATAGCTTTAGATAATTTATATTTAAATGAATTAAAAAGTGATAAATCAACTATAGAATTATTTGATAAATACATTAAAAATATATTATATAACGACGAAACCTATTTAGAATATTTTACAAATTTATTACTATATTACTTTGATAAATATAGAAGTGAAGAATTATTCTTTGAGTATTATAAAAATTATTTAGTAAGGAGATTTTATAAATATAATTTTAATAATAAATTTATTAATATTGAAATTTCAATATTAAAAGAGATTTTTAAACATACTAAAACAATTCATTTACATAAATTAAATATTATAAAAAATGACATTCATAATTCAAAAGAAATTACAACAGAATTTAATACTATTTATAATATAAACTCTAATATATATATAACTACTATTGGAATATGGGATATATCACCAAAAAAACATAATTTTATTAATAATACATTTAAAAATGAATATATATTTTTTTCGAATACATTAACTTCATACTATAATTGTAAATATTCTAAAAGATTATTAAAATGGAATGATATTATGACTAGTTGTATATTAGATTTTAATATAAATAATAAAATATATCATATAGAATGTCCTATTAAATATGCTGATATATTGTATTATTTTAATGAATCTGATAATATTGATCAACAAATTGCTGATGAAAATAGAGATATTTTAGATTTATTATGTCAATATAAATTAATTAAAAAAAGAGATTCTATATATTCTATAAATACTAAATTTAATTATAAAAAATCCTTCTTTACAATTAAAGGAAAACATGTTAAAAAAATTAAAAAAAAACAAGATAAAAATGAAATATTTACAAAAAAAGAGTTAATCGAATTATATATAGTCAGAACATTAAAGCATAATAATTTGGAATATGATGATCTATTAACAAATACAACTGAAAAGTTTAATATATCATCAATCAAGATTAAAGAATATTTAAATTCATTAGTTGATAAAGGATACTTAAGACTTATAAATAATAATTATTTGTATGTAATTTAAGATTATGTATAATATATTAATTAATGAATTTAAATTGTTATTTAATTGAACCTGCTGAAAATTTTATATCATTATTGTGTAAACCTATATCAATCTATTTTAATAATAACAATGACAATGAAAAGGAAACATTGTATACAAAATGGAAATTTAATTTTATTGATTTATATAATAATAAAAGTGAATTTTTGTGTATGGCTCATACAGAATTAGATAATAAAGTTTGTGAAGAACATAAAATATTAGAAACAAATTACTATGATAATTATTTATTAGTAAAAAAAAATTTTGGTTATATTTCTAACACATTAAATATATGGAATAATCATATTTTAATAGACGAAGATAATTTTATATTAAATATTGAAGATATAACACATAATCCTAATAATAATGAAATGATATTTGATTTGATTAAAAAAGAAGAAGAACATAAACATTTTATAGAACTAAATATGTTTCGTTTTATTGTATTTATATATCAATATTTAAATATATTCGATGAACGATCTATTAATAATAATTTATGGAATTACTCATTAAGATCAAGTTCATTTTCGTATAAATGTTTTTTTATTGGTATATTCACATTATTAATACAATATGTTTGGGTAGGATCATTAGTATATAGTGTAATAGATGATTATAGTACAACTGATAATATTTTAATTATTTTAATATCAATATTATCGACAATACTTTCATTATTATATAGTTATAATACTATTAAATCCTATTTTTATTCAAGATATTTATATAAATTTTTAATAAAAATATATGATGATTTTCCTGAAATAGCATTAACTAAATCTGAACGTGCGTTAAAATATTACAATAAACGAAATATAACTATGAAAAAATATCACTTAAAATATAATTGGTGGGCAGACTTTTTTTCTAATTTTATATTACCACTTGGAATACCTATTATTAATTTTTTTATTATATTAGATTCCGAATCGATTATTGATGCTATATTAAATTCTGTAGCAATATTTTTCATAGTTCAAATAGATGAAGATTTATATAATTATAGTGATTATGATAATGATAAAAATAATATTAATTTTACAAGATGGTTAACATCAGTTATATATTGTCATTATTTTCCATTATTCAAAGATATTTTTCAATTAGAATCAGAAAAATGGTTTTCAAAAATATTTAAAATATCAAAAAAATATAAAGATAATAAAATAGGAGTTGATGTATATTATTAATTTAAATTAATTAATTAATTTATTTATTTATTACATATATTGTTCCAATTAAATGACAGAATATTGTATTTTGAGTTGTTTCAATGTCCATTTTAATATTTCCTACATGAAATGTAGGATCTGACATCATAGAACTTAATTTATCAAAAGCCTTTTTTTTAACTTCGTCATATAATTTTGACTCAAATCCAGATCTACCAAATAAATTAGCAAAACTAGTTCCTATTCCTCTAGCTATATTTATTCCAACTGCTTCAGTAACATGGACTATACCTTTTGAAACCATATTTTGATGTGTTGGTTTACTTGTAGAAAAATGATCATTTTTAATTATATTACTACGATCACCACCATTTTATTTTTATTTTTTTTTGTTTTTTTATACATTATAATAGTTAACAATATTTAATTTATATTTTTAACCATAAAATCATCTTTTTTAACAAATCCTAAATGTGTATAAAATAGTGTTAAATTTTGATCACAATTTAACACTATTTTATAGCAATTCATATTTTTACCATATTTAATTAGTTCATTTATTATTTGTTTTGATAATCCATTTCCTCTATAATCAGGATGTATAATTATATCTTCAATATGTCCTATATTTTTACAATTTCTATAAAATTTAAAATCTATAATAATAGATCCATACGCTATAATTTTATTATCTTTTTCTATAACTAAATGTAAATCATTACTTCTTAAATTATTATATTGATTTATAAATTCATTTTCAGAAATATGTGTTATATTTGTTAGATGTGATAATAAATCTATAAATTTTAATTTATAATCTGATACTCTTAATTTTCGTATCATTATTATATATATATATATATATGTGTGGTATTATTGCTTGTTTAAATTGTAATAATCAAAATGAAATTCTTTTAGATGGTCTTACTCAATTACAAAATAGAGGATATGATTCTTGTGGAATATCAACAATAAATAAGAACAAATTTGAGATTCAAAAATATTCTTCAACTTTAAATAATAATGGATTAGAATTATTGATTAAAAATTTAAATTTAACGAATACTAATATAGGCATTGCTCATACTAGATGGGCAACACATGGAGAAAAAAATGATATAAATGCTCATCCACATATTGATTTTAATAATAAAGTTTCATTAGTTCATAATGGGATTATAACTAATTATTTATTTTTAAAATCATTTGTTGAAAAACACGGTTTTAAATTAAAAGGAGAAACCGATACCGAAGTAATTTCAAATTTACTATCATATGAATTAAAACAAAATAATAATACTTTTGAAGCTATAAATAAAGCCATAAATAAATTAGAAGGAAGTTGGGGTTTAGTATTTATGATTTTAAATAAACCTAATAGTTTATTTGTATGTAAATCTGGTAGTCCACTTTTAATTGGTAAATCATATGACGGAATTATAATAGCCTCAGAAATAAGTGCTTTTTGTAATAAATGTAAAAGTATTATTTCATTAGAAGAAGGTGAAATTATAGAAATAAATTCAGAAAATATTATTTCAAATAATATGAGTTCTAAATCAATATCAAGTTTTTTTAAAAATAGAGATACATTAAAATACGATGAATTATTTTTTCCAAAAACTCCGTATCCATTTAAACATTGGATGATTAAAGAAATTATGGAACAACCTATAGCCATTTTACGAACATTAAATCATGGAGGAAGAATTTTTAATAAAAAAGTAATTTTAGGAGGATTGGAAAAGGAACGACAAATATTAGAAGATAAAAATGAAGTTATTATTTTAGGATGTGGAACATCATTAAATGCGGGTTTATGGGCGTCAACTCTATTTAAAAAAAATAAAATATTTAATAGTGTAAAAGTAATAGACGCATCAGAGTTTGAAATATATGAAATTATTAATAGAGATAAAACCATTGTTATAGTTTTATCTCAATCAGGTGAAACTAAAGATGTTCATCGATGTATAACTTTAATAAAAGCATTAAATATTCCTATAATAGGTATAGTAAATTGTGTAGGAAGTCTTATATCAAGAGAAACTGATTGTGGAATTTATCTTAATGCTGGAAGAGAAGTTTCAGTAGCGTCAACTAAGTCTTTTATATGTCAGCAAATAGCGTTAGTTCTTTTAGGTCTATGGTTTTATCAAAAAAAACACAATTGGGATATATTTTTAAAAGAAATATTTTTAGAATTACAATTTATGACATCTCATGTAGAAAATGTTTTATATATAATAAATAATTTAAAAAATGTTGTTAATGAATTATGTAAACATAAATCTTGTTTTTTATTAGGTAAAAATGTATATGAATATATAGCAAAAGAAGCAGCATTAAAATTAAAAGAAATTGGTTATATTCATGCAGAAGCATTTGCTGGAGGTAGTTTAAAACATGGACCATTTTCTCTTATAGAAAAAGGGACACCTGTTATTTTATTTATTATGGATGATAAATATAAAGATTTTATGTTAAGTACATTAGAAGAGGTAAAATCACGTGGAGCATTGATAATAGTTATAACAAATTTTAATATAAATGTTGGAGATCATATTATAAAAATTCCTAAATTAAAAAATTTAGGAAGTTTATTATCTATTATACCTATTCAAATGATAGCGTATGAAATGGCATTAAAAAAAGGTCATAATCCTGATTTTCCCAGAAATTTAGCAAAAGTAGTTACTGTAGATTAAAATTAAAATTTATATTATAATATTATAATGGATAAATTATTATTAAATATATTTGCTACAATATTAGCATTTGTTTGTGTTATTTTTGCTATAGCAAATAGTGCTATTAAAAATAACAAATTTATATGTAATAGATACATTTTAAATACTTATTTATACATAATATTAACATTAAATATTATTGCCCTACAAGTTCTATTAATGAAATATAATAATATAAATTTTAATCCCAATTTATTAATAGTAATAGCTATATTTATTGTAACAATTGGTTGTATTATCACATTACACGGAATATCTCCTAAGAAGATGGTATTAAAACATAGTGTTTGGATATTATTTGTACTTCTAATGGGTCTTATGTTTTATCCAATGTATTTAATATATTCTAAACAACAAGGTTTAATTATGAGTACTATTTTAACAACATTAATATTATTTTTTGGATTATCTTTGGTAGCATACTTAAAACCTGATCTAATTTCATTATCTTGGGGTCCAGTATTATTTGTGTTATTATGTAGTGGAATTGTAATGGAACTCGTTATGAGATTATTATCAAAAGATTATGGAAAACAAAAAAGATTTAAAATAATGTCTTATTTTTTTATAGGATTATTTATGATGTATATTCTATATGATACTAAAAGACTACAAATTAACGCTAAAAATTGTATAGTAGCAGATTATATTAGTGAATCTCTTAAATTATTTCTTGATATATGGAATATATTTATAAGATTATTATCATTAAAAGGTAATAAATAATGAAAATATATTATAATATTGTTTTGTATTATAAAATTGAAATAAATATATTTAAAAATAAATATATATATATATTATAGAATGCTTATAACTAAATATACTTCTCAATTATTAGGTATGGTATCACAAGCACAGCGTGATAAAGACCTAGAATTAGAGGTATTAATTAAAAATTATCAAAATAATAAAATTACAAGTGAAATGTTTTATAATACTATTAAAAGATTAAAAGGAACTAGTAATATAGTATATAAAGATGAAGAAGAAATATTAGATATTATAATAAATGGTGAAAATATAAGATTTAGTATAATTGGAAATGATAATATATTAAATTATTGTCAAACAAATAATATAAAATCAATTGATGATAAAAATTTAGATATTTTAAAAAAAACACCAGTATCTAAAACAGATATAAATGAATATAGAATAAGGTTTAATTTAAAACGTGAAACTGTATTAAACAAATCTAATAAACAAGTATTAGATATTATTACAAAATGGAATTCATTAGATAAAATATTTCGTTATAAAAAAAGAATAAGTTTTATAACAAGTGATAATAATTATCAATATGATTTAACTGTATTAAAATCATCTAATAAAAAAAATGTAAATGGTCCTAATACTTTTATTAAAAAAAGAAATATAAAAGATCATATGAAAAAATATGTGGTACCACCTGACAATATTCTTGATTTTGATGAATGGTTTGATTCTTTAAAACCATATGACAATGTTACAATGATTGGTAAGATGACAGAAATACCTATGCCATCAAAAAATATTAAAAAATCTAATGTTTTTCATAATGAGTTAGAATATGAAATTGAATTAGAATATGTTGGAAATAAACGTAAATCATCTAAAAATGATAAATCGGTATTACTTGGAATTTTACAAAATTCTATGTTAATTCTTCAATCTATTCAAAAAAGTTATTATATTATATCTGAATTTGAAAAGAATGATGTTATTTCAAAATATAAATCTATTATAGGTGATTATAAATTTAATGGACCCATGAATGTTACATTAGAAAAAAAACATGTATTAGAAAGAAAATATGGTGATTATAATAATATTATATCTATAAGAAAAGGATACGCTGTTACTGATAAAGCAGATGGTGAGAGGAACTTACTTATTATCATTGATAATGGTAAGATGTATTTATTAAATAGAAAAAATGATGTTAAATATTTGGGTGCGTCTTGTTTAGAATTGACAGGAAGTATATTTGATTGCGAATATATTTTAAAAGATAAAAATAATAATAATATTAATTTATTGATGATATTTGACGCCTATTTTTATAATGGTGAAGATATTAGAAAAAGAATTTTAAATAGATCTAATGAAGAAAAAACTGATGGAAAAATAGATAAATCACGATATGAATATGTTATTGATGGAATGAAATTAGTTGATGAAAACTTAAAATTAGATAGTAATAATAATTTAGTTATATCAAAAAAAAAATTCTATTTTGGTGATGATGATATATATGAGTTAGAAAGAGAAACTGAAATTGATGAAAAAGAGACTATTCTTTCTAAAATATTAGATAAACAATCACAAGACTATTTAGATTTAAAAGAAGAAATAAATGAATTAAAAAGTGATACAAAAATTTTTGATCATTGTGATAAAGTGTATAAAAAAGATTATATTTATAAAATTGACGGATTAATTTTTACACCTAGAAATCTTTTTGTTGGTGAAGAACCAGGTAAAAATAAAAAGAATATGTTTAATGGAAGATGGTATCGTTCTTTTAAATGGAAACCACCTGAACAAAATACAATTGATTTCTTAGTTGAAATTATTAAAGATCCTAAAAATAAAGAAAATGATGAGATAAGTTGGATGGATGATAATGGAATTATAACTGCTTATAAAACATTAATATTAAAAGTAGGATATGACCCAAAAATTCATACTAAATTTAATTCTTGTAGAGTTTTAAATGAAAATATGGTATTTGAATCCAAATATTCAAATGTTCCATTTAAACCAACAGATCCTTATATGAAAGATATACATAAAGCTTATATACCATTAGAAGATAATATGATGTATACATTAGAAGATAAAAATATTATTCAAAACAATATGATAGTTGAATGTATATATGATCCAAATGAAACAACAATATTTAAATGGAAACCAATAAGAATACGAGATAATCTTAATCCAAATGATTTTGTTACTGCTACTAATGTTTGGAATTGTATACATAATCCAGTAACATTAGATATGATTACAACTGGAAATACTAATTCAGAAAATGATTTTGATACCTATTATAATAGAATTATAAAACGAGGAGATAGAAGTTCGGCACCTATGTATGATTTACATTCATATATTAAGAAAAAATTAATAAAAGATAATACTTTTGGTAGTAAAAATTTATTAGATATGTCTGTTGGTAAAAGTGGTGATTTAAATCATTGGATAGACGCTGATGTTAATATGTTAGTAGGAATAGATATTTCCAATGATGGATTAAATAATAGTAATAATGGTGGATGTAATAGAATATTAAATAAAATTAGTGAAATGGATAATACACAAATAGGTGAAAATTATATGATGATTTGGGGAGATACATCTAAAAATATTTTAGATGCTAGTTGTGGTAATGATGACTTAAATAAATATTATTTAGATATAATATATGGTAATATAGAATATGAAACAATTAATAATGGTAAACTAAGAAACTTTTATAATTTAGGTAATACTATGGAAAAAGATGGTGGATTTGATGTTATAAGTAGTCAATTTTCAATTCATTACTATTTTAAAGATACAACAACAATTAATATATTTTTGAATAATGTTTCTAAAAGTTTAAAAACTGGGGGTAGATTTATTGGAACATGTTTAAATGGTACAGAAGTATTTAATAATTTAAAAGACAAAGATATTATTTCATCAATAGGCGATGTTACATCTTGGAAAATTAATAAAAAATATACACAAACTAAATTTAGTCCAAGTGATGCTTCTTTAGGAATGAATATAGATGTATATATTGAATCAATTGGGATTACATTTTCTGAATATTTAGTTAATATAGATTATTTAACTAAAGTATGTAAAAAATATAATTTAAAACTTTTAGAAAATAGCAGTTTTGAGACTATTCATTCAACCATTTCTAAATCACAATCATATGGTAAAATAAAAGATATGACTGAAGACCATAAAAAATATAGTTTTATGAATAATTACTTTGTTTATGAAAAAACTGTTTAACCAAATAAGGTTTACATATGTCATTTTTATTTTTGAGAAATCATATTTCTTCTTTTTTTCTTAAAGAGTTTTTTTTTTATTTTTTTTGATATTAAGTTTCTTTCTAAAAAAAAACTTAAAGTAATTTATATAATAATATGTATGAATCAAAATACCTATCTTTTACAAAAAAAATCTAATACAAATTATTCTATACCAAATATTTCATTTAAATTTGATAAAAATGAATCCAATGAAATAAATAATATTTATGAATACAACCAATTAATTTATTATAAAAATAATATAGATTCACTAGAAGATACTAAATTATGGGATAGCGCTAAAAAATTAAGTAATCTTTATGAACTTATTTATTTACCTAATAAAAAATACAAATATGATTCAGTTTCTAAATATGAACCATTAAGTAGAGCTTATTTCAAATTATTTGAAATATTGGTCGATTTTGATTTAATAAATAATCCAAAATTATTAAAAATAGCTTCATTGGCAGAAGGACCTGGTGGATTTATAGAAGCAGTCGTAAATTATAGAAAAAGAATAACAAAAACTAAAGATAATATTAACGCTATTACATTATATTCAAATAATAAAGATATTCCTGGTTGGAATAAATCTAAAAATTTTTTAAAAAAAAATCCAAATGTTAATATATCTTATGGAAAAGATAATACTGGTGATTTATATAATGTAGAAAATATTAAAGAATATGCGTCATTATTTAATAGTGACGCCGATTTTATAACTGCTGATGGAGGATTTGATTTTTCATATAATTTTAATAAACAAGAACAATTATCATATAGAATTTTATTTTGTGAAATTATAACTGCTTTAAGTATACAAAAAATAGGTGGTAATTTTGTATGTAAATTTTTTGATATATATACAAATATAACACAAAGTCTTATTTATCTATTATTTACATTTTATAAAGAAGTATATATAACAAAACCAAATACAAGTAGAGATGCTAATTCAGAAAAATATATTGTTTGTAACGGATTTCTAGGTATAGATAAACAATATTTAAAAAAATTATATATTTTAGTTAATAATTTTAAATATGTATATGATAATAAAATGTATATTAATCAATTATTTGATTTTGATATAAATCCACAATTTAAAATAGAATTAAATAAAATTAATACTATTTTTTTTAATAAACAAATTAATAGTATTATTAGTACATTATCGTTAATAAGACAAAATAATTTAAATATTGAATTTAATAATAATATTAAAAAACAAACAATATTAGCATATAAATGGTGTAAATATTATAAAATATCTGTAAATTATAATAGTAAATATTTGAAAAAATATAATAAATTTATTAATTAAATTTTATTTTTAATCCTAAAAATAATAATAGTTGTAAAAATACAACTCCATTTGCTATTATAATAGGTTTCTCAATAATCATAATTCCATATATTAAAAATAAAATACATGTTAGTATTTGGAAACAAATAAAACCATATGATATATCAGAAACACGTTTGGTTTTTATAGTATGAACAATTTGAGGTATTAATGTAATTGTTAAACAAGCAGCTCCACAATATCCTATAACTTCAGATATATCTTTATTTACCATTTATAAATGCTTACTATCTAAAATTCTTATTCTTTTAAATAAGAAATTTAAATTGATTTATTAAGTTTAGGTTTTATAATTTTTTCTACTAATTTTTCACCTACTTTTATTGAAGCGTCATATGATGATATATTATTATTTTTAATATTTTCAACTTGATTAATCATATAATATAATATTTGAATATCCATTTTACCACTCAAACATAAATTAAAAATACTTTTTGCATTATTATTTAAATAATTATAAGTTTTTTCCATTTCAGCTTTAAATGTTTCATCATTATATTTTTTAAATTTTTTATTAGATTTATAATCATTATAATTATCTAATAAAGACTTAGATTGTTCATATATTAAATTATAATCCATTAGTTATTAATATTATATTTTATTTAAGTATAAATTTTTTTTATATTATATATTATATATGAAAATTAATTTATTAAATACTATTTTATTAAATGTTATATTAATATTCGCATGTTACATAATATTACAACACTATTTAGAAAAACAAATAGATGATAAAATTAATTCTGTTAAGAAATCAGTCGAAAATGAGGTTAATAATTCAGTCGAAAATGCAGTTAAGAATTCAGTCGAAAATGCAGTTAAGAATTCAGTCGAAAATGCAGTTAAGAATTCAGTCGAAAATGCAGTTAAGAATTCAGTCGAAAATGCCGTTACTACAACTGTGCCATCTATGGTTGAAAATTCTATTATAAATCTTACTAATAATATTGTAGATGATAAAGCAAATTTACAAAATCAAATAAATAATGGCGTTAATAATTCAGTAGAAATTGCCGTTAATAAAACTATACCATATATGGTTGAAAATGATATTCCTACTAATAATAATGTAGTTGCTGAGGCAAATTTACAAAATCAATTAAATAATCAATTAAATAATCAATTAGATAAAGAATTATTAAATCAACTTAATTCACAAGAATTAAATCAACTTAATTCACAAGAATTAAATCAACTTAATTCACAAGAATTAAATAGTGAAAATTTTATTAATTATATGAGTTATTAAATTATAAATAAAATATATAATTTGCTTTAATTGATAATTAAATAAAATAATGCCAGTTAATTTCGATAATAGTAATTTTATATTAATTTCCAATGTAGAATAGTATAATCATCCAAATCATATTAAAGTTATCAACAAATCTAATTAATTTTTGAAATAAAAAAATTTAAAGCTAAATATATATTTGGAAACCAAAAATCTATATTATTATCCATATAATTATTTTTATTTATTAATACTGTTATCCATCCAAAACTTTTAGCAGCTATCAAATTTTCAGGTAAATCATCAAAAAATACACATTTATCTGTCTTTTTTATTCCACTTAACATCATACATCTATTGTAAGAATTATATTCAGGTTTTAAAGTTTTTATTAAATCTCTTGCTATAATATTTTTAAAATATTTTTTTATATCTAATTTATTTAAACATATTTCACCATGATTATGAGTTCCATTAGTAAATATTATTTTTTTAGAAGGCAAATTTGATAATAAATAATCTAAATGATTGTCTTTATACAATACTTTATAACTAAACTCAACATTTAATGGTAATTGATATAGTGTTTGATCTAAATCAAATATCCAATACAACATAATAAATAAATATAAATTAATTAATTAAAATAAACTATATAGATGAGAATAAAAATAATTTGATGAATTAAAGCAATGTGGTAAAATCGGCAGGAATATATTTAATAGATTTTAAAATTTTTCCACTATCTTCATTATACACTATCCAACCAAATTCAGATTCACGATATGCTGGTGTTTTATATCTAGTATCATTTTCTAAATACCATCTCACAGTTTCTTTAGCTAACTCTTCTGATTCACATACTTTAGACATATTTGAATCATGAACGATTTTAAAACTTTCATCTAGATTAACACCTATATAAGCGCCCATCTTATTTACATAATATAGAAGTTTACATAAATTAATTCTAAGAGAATCTATATTACAAGTCTCAATTATACTTTTAAAATTACTATTAATATTTTGTATAATAACAATAAATTCATCCAAATTTTTCTTAATATTAACAAGTTTAATATTATTTTTATAATTTTTAACATGATTATTAAAATTATAATGACTATTAATTATATTAAAATTAGAACCATTTTGTTTTTTAATCGAAGAAACATATACGTCTAAATAATGTTTAAATACTAAATCCATATTTATACCAAATGCAGATGCCATACCATGTAATACATATTTAATATCACTTAAAGCATCAATAATTTCTACTATATCATTATTATTATATGCTTCAACTAATTCATTTATTTCTTCATCTATAAGACTATATTTTAAATCAACTAATTTAGGACTAGATTTAAATAAAGATGGATTTAAAACATTTGATACTAAAGAACCAAAGCATTTGTTAAAATCAACAACTTTCTCGTAATTTGTTTTCATCTTATATATTTTATGAAATATACTTTTTAAATCAATTTTAAATTTTAATTAAAATCTAATATTATTATATAAAATGGGTAAAAGTTTAAATATGAATTATGTGAATTGTGCGTTAATAGTTGTTGTATTAATAATAGTTGTTATGTGTTGTTGTAAAAATACTGAAGAAGAACACTTCAGAAAAGGCCCACCGGGGTGGAGGAAGAAGCGGCGGCAGGAGCGGCGGGCTGCCTCGGCGGCGGCACGAGCGAAGGAAGCAAAACGAGCGAAGGACGCAGCAACATTAGAGGCCTACTACCTGCATAGAGAGCAAGAGATGCAGCGTGTGGCGGACTACTACAGTGGGATTACAAAGCTCGGTTTCGTTCCATCTGCAGAAATGATTTTTAAGCTGTCAGGGCTGGCAGGGCAAAAAATGAGCCTCGAACAAGCAAGAGAGTGGACGGAGAAGATGAAACGTATGACGCCCCATCAGTCCCAACAAACGATGATTCACATCCAAAGGTTAATTGTGCTAGAGTGGGAGAGGGGGAGGAAAGAAGAAGATCTTCGATTAGAATCTAAGTTGAAAGATGATTACAAAAGGGCGAAGGCGGCAGAGGCCGAGAAGCGACAGAGGGACTCCATTCCCGTTGACCCATCAGCGCAAGAGCTAGACCTGATAGTGGCTGCCAGAGATGATCTAAAGCAGTATCACACCGACCTCATTGCACGAATTACGCCAGCTGAACGTGAGCGCATGCTCGCCCAACTTACGCCAGCCGACAAAGAGAAATTTCGAGATCACTGGTGGCGCAGCAGTGGAAAATAGACCCCCACACCGGCACCCGCACCCGCACCTGAATCAGTTTCGCAACATGCAGCATCTGCATTTCAGAGTAGATAAAATGACCAGTGAAGAATAGAAGAGGTATTTATTTGTCGCAATGATAAGATATGACCACATATAAATTAAATTTAATTTTATTTTTTTGATTAAACTTTTCTAAAGTTTTTTTATTTTATTATATTAATGAAGACACTAAAAAAAAAATTTCATAATAAACATAAAAAATCTATTTGTTCTCCTGCTACAGAAGAATCATTTACATGTTTTACTAAAAAAGCTTTGATAAATATTATTAAAGCTTGGAATGATTATTATGATACTAAAATAGAGTTTAAAAAAAGTGATACTAAAAAAATATTATGGTTAAAATTAAATGAAACATTAAATGATAAATGTTCTAATGATTATTGTTGGACCAAACAAGAGTTTTTAAGTAAATCTAAAAAAAAATTACAAACAAAATTACAAAAAAAATATTTTAGACCTAAAAAACCTAAGAAATGGACTTATAATGAACGAGAATGGCTTAATACCTATGACATAAACAATGTTATGAAACAATATGAAAAAAAATATAAAAATTTTCATTTTATAGGTGCTGTTCCAATGGATTTTGATAAAAAAATAAGTTTTGGTTCATGTGTAATTGATGAATTGTGTAATATAAATCTAAAAAAACTTTTAAATAGAGGTAAAAGTAAAATAGGTGTTATATTAAATTTAGATAATCATGATCAAGAAGGTTCTCATTGGGTTAGTTTGTTTTGTGATTTTGATTCTAATAATATTTATTATTTTGATTCATATGGTTATAAAGAATCAAATGAAATACGCTCTTTAATGACCCGATTACAGCAACAAGGTAAAGAATTAAATAAAGATATAAAAATTCATATAAATAATAATAGACATCAATATAAAAATTCAGAATGTGGTGTTTATAGTATTAATTTTATTGAACGTTTATTAAAAAATGAAGATTATAATAGTATAAGCAATATTATTACAAAAGATGATGATATGTTTAATAATCGAAAAAGATATTTTTTGGATGAAAAAAATATTTAATTTTTAATATTTAATTTTTATATTTAATATAAGTTTAAAGCTTTTTTTTTTAATATAACTATTATTATAATGAATAATAGTAATTTTTTAGAAACAGAAAATTTTAAATATTTAATTAATTATGTATTTAATGATGTTAAACAAAAAACAAATCATAATATATCTAACAATAAAAAATATATTGGTATTTTTAAAAGATTAGTTCAAACTATTCATCAAAAAAATATGAATAAACGTGTTTCAAAAGAATATTTAAATAATGTAGTCATTGATAAATGTATACCTTTTATTATAAAACAATTAGATAAAGAATACCCTAATAATAATAATATTAATAATAATATTAATAATTATAATAATTATAATAATCAACCTATTAATATATCAAGTCGTCCTACAGCATCTAGAAAACCTAATACAAATAGTAATGATTTTTCATATTTAACATTACAAGATGATACATCAACATCAGGATTATCCAATAATATTGTTGATAATATTTCTGGTATCTCTTCTAGAAATGGTGAAAAAATAGATTTTTCGTCTAGAATGAAAGAATTTCAAGATTCTAGAGGAATAGATGATCCAAGACAAAAACAAAATCAAATAAAATCTGTTAATGAAATAGTAGGAGCTCAAAGTAATGATGAAGAAAAAATAGATTTTGCTAAGAAAATGCAAGAATTACAAAATGAACGCAATTATACTAATCAAAATGATAGTATGGTAAATTTTGAACAGCAAAATAATAAACAAAATATTAATAATAATGACGCACTACAAAATACTAATAATCAAAATGTAGAAATTGATAATAATTTTATGGAGCAATTATACGAAAATAATAAAACTAATGATATAGATCCTAAATTATTAAATAAAATGAGTGAAAATTATTTAAACTCCCCAAATGACGATGAAGATAATTTAATAAATTCTTATCAAAATTTAGAATTAAATATAAAAGATAGATCTGAAAATAATCAATTACCTACATATGATAGTAATATTGATAACTTAAAAATAGATTATACATCAGACAAATTGGACAAAAATGTTGAAAATGTTGAAAAAGAATTATATCAAACAACTAAAAAATATAATAGAAAACCAGCACAATTAATAGTAGTATCAAATGTAGATCTTTTTGCAACTGGCGCTAATATAACATTTCAAGCTAATCTTATTGAACCCATTATTATAGATAAACCAGCAGATGTCTTTTTAGAATTTTTAAATTTACAAAATATTCAAGGTTATAATACCGTAGATCCCACAAATCCAATACTTGTAGATATTGAAGAATTAAATTGTTTTGCTTTAAAAATAGATGAATTTAATACTTCAACAGCATCTAATATAAATGAATTAAAAGATAAATATATCATACCTAATGATAGTTTTGGAACAACTGATCAAGGTGGGGATGGTGCACCAGCTGTTGATGCTACATCGTATAATATAAAATTAAAATCAAATTATATGTGTACTATAAATCCTATGGAAATATCATCATTAAATATAAGTGTTTATGGTTTAGATAGTGGAAATTTAAATTTTTTAAAAGGCACAGGTAATGGGTCTTTGAACCCCCCTACATCAAATGGTAAAGTAATTCTTGGATTATTTTTAAAGAAGCACAAATAAAAGCTTTTTCAAAAAAATACTTTTTAGAAAAAAGTAAAGAAAAAAAAAATACTTTTTAGAAAAAAGTAAAGAAAAAAAAATACTTTTTAGAAAAAAGTAAAGCAAAAAAAAAAATACTTTTTAAAAAAAAATAAAAAAAAAAAAAATACTTTTTAGGAAAAGCTTTTTCTAAAAGTTTATTTAATTAATAATTTTATTTAAAAAAAAGATATAATAGTAATAATAATAATAATGGATAATTCTTTTATATCAAAAGATAATATTGAAAATATTTACGATAATATTAATGTATATTTTGTAAAAAAACATAATTATAATTTAAATAGTTATGAAAAATATAAGAAAATTATTAAAAAATTATCTAAAACTATATTTAATATTATTAAGGTAAATGAGAATTATAAAAATATTGTTGTTAATGATTTTAATGATATAGTATTAAATAAATCTATTGATTTTTTATTAAAAGACATTAATACAAAAAATAGGAAAAATAATGTTAATGTTAATGTAAAATCATCTAATAGTGGTCTTATAGAATCTATTGTTTTAGATAATGTAGAAGAACCTAAAAAAAAAAAAAAAAAAAAAAAAATCTAAAAAGGTGAAATTTAATAATAATATAACTAGTGATTTATTTAATAGTTTTAATCAAAATGATGAACCAATACTATCAAATCATGATCAAACAGACTTTGTAAATCAATTTGACACATTTAACGATCAAGTTAAAGCTGCTAATAAAAAAATAAAAGATAATTTTCAACAAATTGTTTCGCAGAGTCAAGATAATTTCAAAAGTCCAGAACCAATATTTGACACTAAACCTACAAATACAAATACAACATCTGATAAAAATAATTCTGATAAATTAGCTTTTGAGAAAATTTTAGAAAATAAAATCGATAAAAACACATTAACAGAATCTACTGGTAGTCTTTATGATGATTATAGTAATTCAAACGTACAAGATATGTTAACATCTATTATTTTTAAACAAAAAGATAATTCAAAATCAAATGAATTGGAATCCTATGAAAGTGAAGAATATCTACCTAATTTAATTAAACCTGTTGGTGAAGAAGCACCTATACAGCCCTTAATTTATCAAAATACGGGAAGTGGTAGTGAACGTATAGATAAAAAAGTTATTACAATAGATAGTGGTAGTGCAAACAATCCTTTAGCATCTGTAGCCAATTTAGGAACAAATAAATGGTATAAATTTAAAGTAGATTTACAAGATACGGTAAAAATAGATAAATTATGTGATGTCTATTTACGAAATATAACAGTTATAGGTTTAACTAATAATATTAATTGTCCATATTTAGTGATTGATATAGATGAATTCAATATTAGAAATTATTCTAATAATCCTAATATGAGAAATAAAATTGCTGTTATAAATACAACATCAACTAGTGTTGATCCTATAGTAATAAAAATAAATGATACTAATGATATTAGAGATGAAACAATAACTCTTGATACTACTATTAATTTATCAGTTGGCATGGGTATAAGTGGTACGGATATTCCAGCAAACACTTTTATTAAAAGTATTCATGCAAATGGTACGCAAATTGTAATGACTAATTCATCTGATGAGATATTAGCTAATGATGCAGACATCACATTTTATACTTTATCACCTTCTTTTAATGTGAATTATGGTTCCGAAGATAATTATGTAACTACAATAAATCCTGATAAATTAACAAATTTAACTATATCAGTTACCAATCAAGATAATAATAATGTAGATGATGCTGTTCCTGCAAATAACACATTTACATCAGAATCAAATCCATTAAATAGAATTATATTTGAATTAGAATTTAGAAGTCGTGGAGAAAGAGATGATCTTATATACGAAAAAAATATGTATAGTAGTGAGTAACTAATGACTATTACTTGCCTCCACTGCTAATTTATCTGCCATATAGTTCCCATACCATATTTTATATTCTTTTATATTTTTCATACTTGGTTTTTTACCATGTGCCTTTGTATGTATAAAAGTAATAGGATATGTGTTATATAATAAATACAATTCTATTATTAATTCTTTATTTTTTATTTCTACCTTGCCTTTTCTTTTTTTATCATATTTTTTCCAATCGTTTTTTTTCCATGTAGTTGCCCATTTCGTAATAGAATTTATAACGTATTCACTATCACTATATAAGATAATTGTATTATTATTATAATTATCTCTTTTTATTGTTTGCTGAATAGCTTTTATACAGGCTTTTAATTCAGCTATATTATTTGTTATTTTACCAGTTAATTTTTCACTAATCATTTCTTTAGTATCTTCAAAATAAACACCTATACCACCAGCGTGATATTTATTTTTTTGTCCATTATTTAATGATGAACCATCTGTAAAAATAGTAATACTATTATTTTCTAATAATCCTAATTGTTCTTTTACATTTTTTTTTTCATTTGGTATTACTTTAAAATAGTTACGAATATCATTCATAATTATATATATGATTGTGAAAATGTATTTAAGTAATAATTTTCACTATTTAAATAAGCATTCCTACTTTTATTTTCTATTTCATTTTCCAATTTATTTTTTATACATTTATCTCCTTTATCACTATCTATATTTTCTATATATGATAATAATTCATCTGTGGTTGTATCTTTACTAGGATTAAAGTAATTTAAATCTTCTGTCAAACTATTTTTAAATGAATCATTTAAGTTTGGATTTGATATATGATTTTGTAATAATGTAGTTATATTATTATTATCCAATTTATAATTATAATAATAATTTAAACTTTTATTACATAGTTGTTTATTTTGTTCATCTACAATATCACATTTATTTATAGTGTTTTTTATTGTAAATAAATTACTATCATATTTTTGCGATATGTTTATATCACTATTATCTATATTTAATAAATGGGCTAAAATTTCTATAGTTTTAATACTTTTAATATAATATCTATTTGTATCAATTGATTTAATCATATTATTTAATTGAGGCGCATATTTCATTTTTTCACATTTACTTTTTGATTTTGCTATTTTTTCTTTAATATTCTGGTGACTTTCAATATCATTATAATAATTATTAATCCAATTATTACATAATGTATTTGGTAAATGAGGAATTGTTTTTACAAGATCATTTTTATATAATCCTATTATTATTTTATTATTAATTTTTAATATACCTTTTTTTAAATATGGCACTACAATAATATGTGTATGTTTTAAATCAAACGCATTTTCATCACACATATTATCTATAAGTTCTTCTAATAATTTAGGAGGATTATCATAAGTTATAATTTTATTAAATATATTAATATCATTATTTATAAATTGTTTTATTTCTTTATCTGTAATATGTTTAGAAGTATTAGAAGAAATATATTGGTATTTATTTCTTAAATTATTTATATAATCATAGTCTATTATTTTTTCTAAATTAAATTGTTTATTTGTTTTTTTAAATATATCATTAAGGGTTTTTATTAACATAACTTTAATATAAGGATATTTAAAATAATTGCGAATTGTTTGATCTTTTATTGTAGGATTGGTATTTATAATATGAATTTTAATATTAATTTTATTTATATTATTATTAAACTTTTCTATTGATAGTCTAGTTAAAAAATATATAATAAAAAAAATTATTATTATTATTAAAACTTTTTCTATCATTACATATTATAAAGATTATTTTTAATCATTCCAATAACTTGCCACACTATTATCACTTGAAACACTATTACTTCTATAAACTATTTTAGGTATATCCATTACTATATGATCTCTACATAATGGACAATTTACTTCTCTACCAACTTTAACTTGTGATCCTATCCAAGATTGGATACAATTTGTATGAAATACATGACCACAATTAAGAAATATTAAATCATTTGGTTTTTTCTTATAATCTTCAATATTAATATCGTTCAAACAAATGGAACAGTCTAATGATTTTTTATAGATATTCATATTAATTTTATTACATTGTTTAATAAAATGATTACTTAGTTTATTATTTTTTATTGGGGGTGGATTTTCCTTGTCTTTTATATAAATTATATATTTATATTTAATTTTTTTACATTTTTTTTTAAATTCATCTATTATATTAAATATTAAAAGTAATATACATCCAACACCTACAAATATTAATGGAGACAAAGCTATCATAATTACTAAATATGACAGTTTACTATTATATTCACTATCATTATCATTATCAATACCACTACCACTACCATTCCCAATAATTGTTTCATTCGCATGATAGTATGAATCAATCCTATTCATAGTTGAATAATAACAAATTATTCAAATTTATAATTATCAATTTTATTTATATTCTACAATATTGATATAATCTAAAAACATATAAATAGAATATTATGTTCTTAAATTAGAATCAGTAGTATTAAGAATTTAATATTTTTTATTTAAACCTTTGTAAAATTATTATATTTAATGAATAGACCAAGTTGGGATGAATATTTTAAAGAGATGGTATTAGTAACTTCTAAAAGATCATCATGTAATAGATTAAATGTTGGATGTATATTAGTAAAAGATAATAGAATTATAGCTCAAGGTTATAATGGTTTTCTTCCTGACTGTCCACATAAATCTATCGTTAGAGATAATCATGAACAATCTACAGTTCACGCTGAACAAAATACTATAGCAGATTGTGCTAAAAGAACTGTAAGTTGTTTAGATTCTATAGCATATATAACACATTATCCATGTATTAATTGTGCTAAAATATTATTAGCCTCAGGTATATCTGAAATTAAATATATTAATGATTATAAAAATGATGAATTAGTTGCCGAATTTTCTAATCAATGTAATGTTAAAATTATTAAATTGTAATTTATTTAAAGGTTTTTTTAGTAATAAATAAATAAATAAATGAATAGTATAATTGAATATATATGGATAGATGGACAACATAATTTAAGATCTAAAGCCCGCACTATGAAACACATTTGTAAAAATCCATATGATTTAAAAGTAATAGATATTCCAGAATGGAATTATGACGGATCATCTACTGAGCAAGCAGATGGAGAAAATTCTGAAGTTATTTTAAAGCCTTGCGCTATTTATAAATGTCCATTTAGAGAAGGAAACAATTATTTAGTATTATGTGAAACATACAATACTGATAATAAATCTCTAAAAAATAATTATCGAGTAAAAGCTAATGAAATTTTTAATTCTAAATTAGATGAAGAACCATGGTATGGTATAGAACAAGAATTTTTTATGATTGATATGAATACTAAACAACCTTTAAATATTAAAAATTTAAATTTAAAAGGAAAGCATTATTGTGGGATAGGAATAAATTATAAAACACGTAAAATTATGGATGAAATGTATGATGCCTGTTTGTATTCCAATTTAGATATATCAGGTATAAATGCTGAAGTTGCTGAAGGACAATGGGAATATCAAATAGGTCCCGTTTGTGGAATAAATGCTAGTGATCAACTTTTAATTTCAAGATATATTATCCAAAGAATTGCGGAAAAATATGATGTTCTTATTGATTTTCAACCAAAACCTATATTAGGTGATGTAAATGGATCAGGATGTCATACTAATTTTAGCACAAAAACAATGAGACAAGAAAATGGATTAGATATAATACAACAAGCTATTAAAAAATTATCTAAAAAACATGAAGAACATATGGATGTATATGGTGAAAATAATCATTTAAGAATGACTGGAACTTGTGAAACATCCAGTTATGATATATTCAGTTATGGTGTTGGATCAAGAACATCATCTATAAGAATACCAACATCCACATTTAATAATAAATGTGGATATTTTGAAGATAGAAGGCCTAGTTCAAATATGAATCCATATTTAGTAACCAGTAAATTATTTGAAACATGTTGTTTATAATATGATATTCTAAATATTATTTAATAGTTGGATTAAAATTATTAAATTAAAATTATTAAATTAAAATTATTAAATTACTCACCCGCACTCTCTATCTTTATAACTTTATCCGCCTGTGTTCCAATATCCACGCACCGATTTCTGTTTTGTTTTGAGTCGGGTGCTCTCCAACCCATTTTACATCCTTGCTTTCCCCAACTAAATTGAGCCCCGGGTTGCCCGGGGATCCAACTTTCAAGCTTATTCGTGTTGTCCGGCCAGTCTGATTTCTCTGGCCAATCACTTTGAGTACAACATATTTTATCCGCCTTCACACCCCACTTTTTTTCGTTCGCTGAGCCTTCCCTACAAACAAAACCAGTAGTTCCGCTATCTGTGGAACCACATTTTACTTTTTTAATACTAGATGTTCCTTCACCAATTTTAACAGCATATTTAGAAAATGGATGCTGACGATATCCCTCCCCGTCGGTGTGTGTTTGAATATAGGTAGTATCAAATACATCTTCTGCAAAACCAGCTAATACAGTTTTTTCTGTGAAATTTGCTTGATTCCATATAATTTTACTCTGATTAGCATCACTCACATCGCCAAACTTCAATCCAGGAGAACTTAGAATAGGGTTAAGCTTTAATTTCATCCGGTTCTTATGTAAAGTATTTAAAGTTAATGGATTACCATCCACATCATTAATGTTTGCAGGATCAAGGAACGCAGGTATAAACCATTTATAATCTTTTATTTTTCCTTCTGTTAGATACGTCCTCGCGTCCAACCCTTGGCTCCTTTCATAACCATCGATCGCAGGATTATGATGAAATAAGTATTGACCTGATGAATCGTGGTAATGTTCATTTGTTATGTCTAATTTAGCTTCACCAGATTCACAATAATGTTTAGTTGCAGAAGCCCCGGACGCACCTGGAAATTTTGGTAAACAAAATCCATCAGGTATTCCATTTCTTACTCCCCATTGATTACAATCAGCATAGTGTGAATTTTTGAACCAATGGTCCCGCCTCTCTTTGTATGGATTGAAGGCCACCCACTCTCGCTTCTCTTTCGGTCCCCCCATCACATTTGACTTCCAATGCGCCTGTGCTGCAGCAACTAGTAATTTCTTATCATGAGCTATAGTAGACCATGCATCAGTAAATTCTTTATAATAATTGTTTAGATAAGATTGAGCTTGGTGGATGGTAAGCTCGTTTGGTCTAGTATTTTTGCTTCTCCACTTTCTTTTCCACGTCTGCCCCTTCATGTACACGTCATTCCAATATTTTTGTGCTTCATCCACTGTTACAGTTGGAGGGAGTCGTTTTGATATTTCTCCTTTTTCATTTTTTTCATTTTTAAGCATGTCTATAAAAGATATTGCTTGAAATACGGTAAGACCCGATGTGGCTGCTTCCCACTCTTCCGCCGAAATTGCTGCCTCTTTTTTGCTTGAATCTCTCCTTACGCTCTCTTTATGGTCTGGATTAAAACTATTAATACAAGAATGAAGACCATTAACCTCATCACCAACTTGGAAGCCATTAGAATCAAGCTTTGGGTTAGTTCTACCGGAGTCTACCTGCGCCCATGAGTCAACTTGGTTCTGAGTACTCGACTGCAAGATTGACTGCTTCCCGCCAGGACCATACGCTTTTTTCTGTAGCTTCCCCCAGGCGGTTTCTGATTTCTTCCCACACTCATCCCAATGGTAATTTGTATTACTATTCGTCATATAAATTAAATCTCCAATAGTTTTAACTGTCGAGAGAATACCATATACGGTAGAAACTTTGGCAGCAATGATGCCACCACTAGTAAGACCAGCTGTACTGGTCACTCCGAACAGGCCACCCATTGCAGAAGATATAAAACTGTTGACTGTCGACAGCTTCATTCCACCGGCGTAAGCCTTCATCCCCAATTTGTATATAGTACCCAAAGGTCCGTTTATGAGCGTCAACGCATGCTGGACCGCTTGATGTGCAAAGTTCCCTAGTGCTGACAAATAACTTGTGGCAGAGGTGGTGGTGGCGGTAACGGCGACGGCGGTGACCTCTCCAGTCTTGGCGACGGCGACGGCAGGGGAGGCTGTACCCCACGTGAGAGCGATGGCTAATGCTATTCCTACTACCTGTCCAGCAATTCCCGCCCCCCTTTCTGCTTTACAATTTCTACAACCATCTCTACATTTTTCATAATCAGTTCTATTAATATTTCTTCTCTTCATTTTTCCTAATCCAGCTGCATTTACACAATAACTCCTACACTTACTATCCATATCGTGATATCTCCATGGTTTAATACTCGCCATGTCGTTTACATAATTAGCTTCTTCTTTTATTATACGTTTATATAATCTTGTATTTATTAATCCGTTTTTATGAATATTTTCAAGATCAAAAATTTTAAGTTTATCAAATATACCAGAATAACCTGTTCTATTGTCATCTGTATTGATTTCCCATATTTTTCTTTCCATGACACGTACCCCGCCTATCGTTCTACCACCATTGTCACTACAATTTTTTTTCTTTCCACCGGTTTTACAATCAGTCCCGTAGAGATGGTCAGTACTAGCTAGATGATCTGTATGCATACCACCTATATAACCTTTTAATTCGTTTGCTTCTCTTACTAATTCTTCACGTTTCATCATTTCTTTATTATTATTAAAATATGCCTTTTCGTTTTCGTTCATATTGGAAAGGTTGTAATAATAACCAACTTTATCATAATCAATCGGGGGGTCGTGTTCTGGCTTTATTGCATTTGATTCTGGGCAAGGGCTGGTGCCAGCGGCCGTGCATGCCTCTTCGTGTGCCTTCACCTCCGCGTCATATTTAGCGGTTGCATCATATTTATCAGTTTCAACTTTGTTTTGTCTCGGTTTTCGCCACTCGAAAGCATAATCTTTTTTTTCTTTATTTTTTTTTGGAAAAGCAGATGGAAATTTTCCAAAGTCTTGTTCTTTTGCTTTAGAACATCCTGTAGAACATTCCTTAATATCTCTTATAGGACATTTCCAATATGTATCAAATATTCTTAAGTTATCCTGGGGTACTTCATCAGGGTTGGAATCTCCATAATCTCTGACATAATATTTAGATTTCCATTTTTTACCATTTATAGCTGAAGGTTCTGATATACTTTTACAATCCCCTACCACCCTATTCATACAACTAATTTTATTATTGTCGTTATAATCTTGTGTAGCGCGATATGGGAATTCAGGATTACAACCGGCTAATTGTTTTTTTGAAAAACGCCAATTAGGTCTGTGTTTACAACAAATATATTTACCTGCTAATCCTCTCACTTTTATGTCGGACTCATATGACTTGTTGGCACTTCCCATATTGTCGTGTATTGATATTGCTGCTGTATTACTACACGATCTTTTATAATCATCCTTATTAGGTCCTCTATATCCATCTTCACATCCCTTTTTGTTTTTTCCCCACCCGTCTCCAGGTTTGTGAGGCTCATCGCTTTCCGTTAATGTCTTGTCGCCAAGTAAACCAGATAAACAACATACTTTCTCTCTTCCTCCCCAGTCACGATTTACATGATAATAAGCTTTTCTATCTTCAGTTTTAGGACACACATCGGCAATCTGTTGTGGGTTGTGGATGTAACGGCTGAAATCCAAATCTGGAGGAGATCGGCATGGCCTTCCACTATCTCCCGCCACCCCACCTTTTCTGCCACCTTGTTCTTTTTCAGCGTCCGTCAGCCAATCCCCATATGGTTCTCTATTCTCCACCAATATCTCCCTAAAACCTTTTTCCTTCCAATGATCCTTTAATTCTATTAGCGCTTCCGCATCTGCCGAGTACCCATATTTTTTATTAAGGTCATGATTATTAGACATATAAGATTCAGCTTCTTTATCAGTAATTTTAGAAGGATATCCGTACATGGGATGACGAAGGGATGGATCTCTCCCAAAATGTCCTTTGCGTGTTGGTTTGGCGATGCGGCTGTCTTCTCGCGCACCCCCAGGGGCGATTGTACCTCCGTAACCATCTTCCCCGCACTTACCGCTACTACCACTACAAAGGAGGTTCCTGCCTTTATCCTTCCAAAACTTCTTCCAATCCTCCTTTTTTTTCATCGCGGTAGCGATCCAGTCTTCGGATCCTTTTGCCTTTTGTAAACCACCACTCTCATCATGGGTGGGGAACGGGTTTGGAGAGAAAAAGTAGGTCGCGGTTTGTATTGAAGCTAAATCTTCTATATAAGTTTTAACTTCCCAATCTGTAAGTTCAGTTGGTAATTCGTAATCGATTTGAGACGGGTGGGTGCCTATACTCTTCATGTAAATTTCAAACGGATCGTCACCTGCGAGGACAGGAGTTCCGTCACTCCATTTAGCACCACTCTTAACCATATTGATGCCCGTTGTCTTCCACCACTTCTTGATGTAGCTCGTTGCGATGACACGACGCATCCTATCACCAGTCTCGAGCAAATCCCCAGGTTGAATGTGGCCTTTGCCGCCAATCTTGTGAGGAATTTTATACTGTTCCTGCGCAGCTTTTTTGTGAAGAGCTGGATTATTGAGGAAAAACGTTTTTGCTTCATAGTCTCCAATATCTTCTTTTAATTTATCAGTATCGTCATATGAGATGATCTGTGTTCCGTCATCATGTGTCTTTCCTTCTTCAACACCAGCGCGACCTTCGTTCTTCCACCATTCTTTGATTTTCGAAATAGTATTTGGGTTGTCAACCGTGTGAGGGTTGACGCAGCCTCGAGCGGCGTCGGACTTGGTCCGGGGTCTGCTGCCCCATTTTTTCACCCACTGTTCAGCTAACGAGTCGCACGTCGTCGACCCTTCTTCCCGCTCTATTTTTTTCCTGCTTTCCTCTCTCACTCTCTCTTTCTCCGCCTGACAGTCTTCGTCGCATCTGGATGCTTCATGCCTTTCCCGCGTTGTCGATTTCGAATCGCAAGCTTCAAGGTCTTTCCAGTTGTAGCTGTTTACGTAACCGTTGTCGAAATTGACATGTTTCATCCTACCACCGTTGCAAATGTCCGCGGCGGTTTCGCCGCACCACCCCCCAGCTTGGCCATCGCTCTGACTTCCTGGGATGATGTTCACACGAGTCCCTTGGCCAAAGCATCTGGGTCGTGGCGGCGGTGTTGGTGTCATCTTTTCCCCGCAGTATCCACAGGTCTTGCGACAACGTGTCTTCGTATACTGCTCCATTCTAGGGTTATTGCAATGACCACCTTCCTTCATCTGGCGACACGCGGACCCCCAACCATCGTCATCGGAGCACGGTAGAAGTGATGTTGTTGTTGGTGTCATCGTTGTTGGTGTCATCTTTTCTGGTGTGCAAAATCCACAGGTCTTGCGACAACGTGTCTTCGTATACCTCTCTCCCTCCACCGTATTGCACTCACCTCTCTTCTTCCTCTCACTACAATAAATACTACGGCCTGGGGCGTCAACGCACAGTGGCATCGTTGTTGGTGTCATCGTTGTTGGTGTCATCGTTGTTGGTGTCATCGTTGTTGGTGTCATCGTTGTTGGTGTCATCGTTGTTGGTGTCATCGTTGTTGGTGTTATCGTTGTTGGTGTCATCGTTGTTGGTGTTGGATTTCCTGATGTGCAAAATCCACATGTCTTGCGACAATGTTTGTGCGTATAGTCGGTGAACCAAGGGTGATTGCACTTTTTTTTTTCCTTCCTATCACTACACCAATTCGGCCAAAACACACCGCCGCTGTCCGCGCATTGTGATGGTGTCATCGTTGTTGGTGTCATCGTTGTTGGTGTTGGATTTCCTGATGTGCAAAATCCACAGGTCTTGCGACAATATGTCTTCGTAAAGTCGGTGGCCCAAGAGGCTTTGCACTGTTCTTTTTCCTTCCTCTCACTACACCAATCCCGCCAGAAATCACCGGTGCCGTCCGCGCATTGTGATGTTGTCCCCACAAACGGTTCCTTGCACAAATACGGACATTGCTTTCGAACATCCCAGTGCTGACAATATTCCTTCGTGAAATAACCCTTACCGCACATCGGAGCTTTGCCGGTACGCGCATCGACGGGTGGTGTTGTTACTAAAGGTGTTGTTGTTGCTCTTGGTGTTGTTGTTGGTGACGGGTGTAGACTTTCCCACCAGTATGGAAACTCCTCCCGGTTCCACTTTTCAATAAGCGAAGGATTATTAGATATAAGCGATTTTGCCTTATTGTCATCAATGGGGCGAAGCGGGAACCAGTGGCCATTGGATTCCGGAATCCTGGTGACACCGTCCTCTGTGATAGGTTTCTTCCAACGATACCACTTCCACCACTTACCCCTTATATCTTCATCTTCGTCCAACAACCCTTTGATGTATATATCTGGATCAAATGAGTCTGGGATTATCCTTAAGAAGTATTTGTAAAGTTCCATCGTATTATCATCGAGTTTTTCGTGAACACGTGGGTTGTGCGTGGTATACCATTCAACATTAAATGTTATAGGGGGGGTATTGGGATCTCTTGCGTGCGGATACCTTCCGCTTGTTTTCCTCCTAATCTCTGTTCTCCCAAACTCTATCCAGTGTTTATACAATGCAAAAGGTCCCAAGACGCCTGCCGCGACCAGATCTGGATTATTATCATTATAGAAATTATAATCAAATCTGCTCGTGTCTGGTACGATCATCCAAGTTGGTGCTATGCGACCGCCTGCTTGCCACCACCACTCGGGCCTGGTGCGTACCATCGCCCAGTCCCCTTGAGCTTTCTCTAAAATCTTTTCCGTCCAAGGACGACCGAATTTATTATCATTGAGGTCCTGCCACAAAGTCCAAAACATCGGATTGTTATCTAAATAAGATTCTCGTTGCTGTTGTGTCAGAGTTGTTGGTGGTCCTTTCCAAAAACTTAATTCTATATCAGTGCTAGGATTTGTCCAACATTTTAGAGTTTTATCTTTTGTAATTTTATCCGAGTCTCTCAACCGTGCGTGGTGCCGCTGTGTTTCTGCGCCAAAGTGTTCATTTTTATTTTTATTTTTATTTTTAAAAAAAATAAAAATAAAAATAATTGAAATAACAATAATTATTAAAAATATAGGCAAATGTTTCATGGTAGTGTAATATTATAATATATTTTATTTATAAATTAAATATTTAATTACGTTATAAATTAATATTAATATTCTTAAAATATTAATATTTAATTACGTTATAAATTAATATTAATATTCTTAAAATATTAATAAATGTCATTAGAAAATATAAATAATAAAGCTTTTAATTTTTTTATGAATCATAAAAAGAATAAAATTATTAAATCAATTAATACAGATAATAAATTAATGGGTTTAGATATTATAGATGATACATCAGAAGATATTAAAATTAAAGCAATATATTTATGGAATAATATGATCCAAGAAAAACAACAAAAATATATAGATAAATTTAAAAATAAATTAGAATCTACCTATGATTTTACTGAATTATAATATTTATAATATTTAACATTTGGTTTATTCAAAAATAATATATATTTTACTGACTTAAAACCTGATAATTTAATGATTACATATAATAAAGATAATTTAAATAATAAATTATTACCAGGTAAAATACATATCTAAATTAATAAGATTATTTTTATAAATTATCAATTTTTTTAGTTTCATTAATTATTACTATTTCTGTTTCTTCTTCTATTTTATCTTTTATGTTACTTGCATTATCCTCAAAATTATCTTGAAATTTAATATATTTATTATTAGATTCATTTATATTATCATGTGTTGTATCAATCATCATATATCCTTTATCTACTAAATCTTTAACTACTGTCTTTTTTTTTCTTAATTCCCATATAGGATCATTCCACACTAAAGCATATGGTTCTTTTTTATTCGTTATTTTTACATTATGATTTTCAGGATGTTCCTCATTAAAATGTAGCATTTTAATTAATTCTTGTACACTATCATAAGGTCTATCTAGCAATTTTTTAATTTTATCTACATTTAAATAATCAGTATTTTCTTTTCCGTAATTATTAACAACAATAATATTATTTGTATTATTAGTCACATTTCCAACTTTATCAATTAATTTAATAATCTCTTTTTCTAATTTTTTTTTCTCTTTTTCTAACTTATAAATTTTTTCAGACATTATGGAGTTGTTTTCTTTACAAAAATGAAGTTCATGTCTACGTTTATGGGGTTTTGTAGAAAAAGTAGAATCACAAAAATCACAACTATATTTGGTATTTTTTGTGGTCATTTTGTGGTCATTTGTGGTCATTTTGTGGTCATTTGTGGTCATTTTGTGGTCATTTGTGGTCATTACCATAGATATAAGAGAATTACTAGTATTAAGTTGATGTTTCTTTGTTTTTAGGTGTCGATTATAATTCGGTTTTAAAATAGAAGAAAAATTACAATATACACATTTATATAATACCATAATATATAATATAGTTTAATTTTTTAAATATATATTTATGCTTTTTTATTCTTTTTCCATTCTTTTTTTATTCTTTTTTATTCTTTTTTATTCCTTTTTATTCTTTTTTTATTCTTTTTTTATTCTTTTTTATTCTTTTTTATTTTTTAACACCATATTTCTTATATAAAATTTATTCTTTTTTTTTTCAAATTATTCTTTTTTTAGAATATATTTTTTCTTATATTTATGATGGTTAACTTAAAATAATTATATAAAATCCTTATAAAATACACAAAAATAAATGACCACAACTTTTTTAGGTTGGGGGGGGGGGGAGCAAAAAAAAAAATTTGGAAAAAGAAAAAAAAAATTTTTAAAAAAATTTAAAAAAAAAAATAAAATTAAAATATTAATTTTA